TTATTTTGAGTGATGAAGCCGTAACAGAGAAGAGTGAAGCTGTGTCGCCGGCCCGATTCTTTGTCTGTGCCGGAAAGAAACCTTTCTTTATCGAAGACTCAATCTTATGCGCTATCGAGATAAAGCAAACCGATAATGGTGGTCACGAGCACAATGCGTCCAAATCCAACATAGCTACCATTACACTTTCCTCTTCTGTTCACAGCGTGGAACAGCTCGTACAGTACGTAAACTACACCGAGCGAGCGTTTAGGAAGGCCTGTCTGGATCAGACCAAGGACAAGTTGTTCATATACAGGTTCAAAGGGCAGACTAGCGAGGAATGGGGAGTGCCGTGGACGGAGACTCCGTTTGAGAGCTTCCGCACGTTTGACAATATGTTGTTCGACGGGAAGGAGGAGTTCCTGAAGAAGGTCAATTTCTTCAATGAGAATAGACGTTGGTACAAAGAGCATGGTCATCCATATACCCTAGGAATCGGGTTGCACGGCCCACCGGGAACCGGTAAGACTTGCATCATTAAGTCCTTAGCGAATCATTTGAGGAGACATATTATCGAGATACCTCTCGGTTTGATAGATTCAGAGCAAGGCATGCTTGATGCATATTTTGAACGGAATTATGGGCGGGCCGGGAGATCGCTACTCAACTTCGAAGATAAGATCATCGTCTTTGACGACATTGATGCCCAGGCTGACTTCACTAAGCGGGGTGGCGAGGCTCCGTCTTCTAAGCTGATGGCGACCACCGCGATCCCTCAGATAGAGAATAGTAAGGATGGTGTCCTCGTATCGGGACCTACCAAGCCCAAGCTGACTCTTTCTACATTCTTATCCGTACTTGATGGTGTTCGCGAGAACATGGGGCGCATCACCATTATCTGCTCAAACCACTATGATGAACTGGATCCTGCTCTCACAAGGCGAGGGCGAATTGACATCGAGATGGAGATGGGTCCAGTTAACCTGGCTGTTGTAAATGACTTCTGTAAGAGACATTACAGCAAGGGCTTACCAGCTGCTCTCCAGAAGCGATACGCCGATGTTAAGATTCGCCCATGTAACGTGGTGTCGATCCTGAAACAGGGGATTGATTTCAAGACCTTCATAAAGATGATCACCCTAGAACTCGCATCTGTCCAGGGCGGTGAACGCGAGTAATTGCATGCACTATGAGGGGAGCAAATGATGCTCCTCATAGTGAGAAGTATTCGAACATTAGGCACGTGTTAGAAACGGAAGACATGGTTAGTGGATCAATTACCACTCATCCAAGGCACGGCTGCCGCTCACTCCGGTAGAGACTTGCTGAGCCAAGCCCGCACAAGCTAGCTGCTGCTCGCGCGACATGGAAAGCCAATGCTTATAGCGAGCGCGAAGCGCCTCACGGTCCACACGCTCCTCGTTGGCAGGGAAAAGGTAGGACACCTTGTAGTGCCAGAGGGCATTACGAGTTGGGTAGGCCTCGCGCCGCATATGGCGGTCAGCCTGCTCTGGACTGTCATAGTACAAGTGTACTGGTTCCCTGTTGGGCTCATCGCCTCGCTTCAGCTTGTAACCGTGCTTGTCGTAAGAGCCTGTCACGTCTGCCACTTCGTAATAGCGCAGCGCCTCAAGGGTGCCAGCGTAGTCTCCTGTGCCAATGCCGGTGATGGCGTTCACGATCTGAGAGCCAGAGTCACCAGTCGGGTGGAAGTGGCGCTTCCTAGTTTTCTTTTGAGTTCCGTCCCCCTTGTCCTGAAAGGCGGGGCCGGTCATAGCGATAACATCGTCGTAGTCACGAGAGGGCATTGTCCTTTGATATACAAGAAACGGGCAGCGCCTTTAAATGTGTTCAATTAATTCTATTGACCTGGGCAAGCAGCCCACTTACACTTAGTGGAGTGCTGTTCTTCACCTCTCTGATCTTTCCCTCCGAGGACACCTCTTCCAACTCGCCATTCCGCTCTCTGATCTCATAAATGATCCTTCTCAAGATGTCATTTTCTACCCTAAGGGCAGTCTCCCTCTGCCTCAAGCGATTAAGATCGTGTTGCTGGGTCTGTAGAAGTTGCGCCGTCTGATGAATGTCTAGCGGCCGTGAGGAACCATCGGGTCCGCGAATCGCGATTTGGCCACGCATACGATCCGCCATAGCCTCGGCCTCCTTCCGCCGTCTTTCTTCAATGGCGATAATCTGCGTCAGAACGTCTGGCTTCATCTGAGGCCGTCCCGGCTCGTAGTTGGCGAGCTCATTCTCGATGTCCTCCATAAAGAACTTCTTCAAACCGGCTTCCTTGATGAATAGGTCAACCGTCTTATCCGATGCCTTGGCAAAGCGTGGATCCGTTCTGTCCAACAACTTCCGTTTATCGAACGTGTTGTGCTCATGTGAGAATACGAGGATTGTTTTCAGTGGATCCAACTGCACAAATGGAACTGTGTAGTCTTTCAGGAACGCCTTCTCCTCTGCCAGTGCGGCATCATCTTCATACCGACTCGACTTCAACAGCTCCTTACGGAATGCAAATGTACCTGCTGTCGCATGATTGGGTCCATAAGGCCCAAATTGCCACATCTGATAGATATGCTTGAACCAGATATAGATCTCGCTAGACCCTGCACACATTGCCGTGGGGTTGTTCATCAATGTTCTTACCGCATGCTCAACACGCTCCGGAGGATAATAGTCGTCATCATCCATGTATACGATATACTCTCCTTTGGCGTGCGTGTGCATAAGGTTCCTCTTCTTGCCGAGAGGCATCTTCGTTTCTTCTCGAAAGTACCGCACTCTGTCGACACCTTCGAAAAGATCCGCTACGCTATCAGAACCGTCGTCTACCACGATCCATTCCATCCGCGACTTCGGCCACGTCTGGTGGTTGAAACATTCGATGGCAGACTTGATGAACGGCCGCCGATTGAAGGTAGGTGTGCACACGCTTACGAATGGTAGCTGATTCCCACCGCTCTGCTGATTCTCACCGCTCTGCTGATTCTGGCTTTGATTCTTGATCTTACTCTTCTTGCCCATTAGCTTTTGGATTAGTAGACAGGTATCTTTAGGTAGAGTTGATTAGAAGAAATAGCTTTTGATGGCCATGATAATGAATGCAATCATCATCACTGTGGAGGTTGTCCACTCCAGGAACTGCAGTGCCGAACTAATGACCAGCAAACCAAAGATCCAACCCAGCGCGTTGACATTGCGCATAATGATCCGGCCAACCTCAGCGTGGTCGATAAACAAGGGGATGAACACCAGCGTCAAGAAAAGCTGGAGCGCCTGGATGCTTCCCACAGTGGCCGTGGTAAAGAGTGTGTACCATAAGAAGAGACCGATAAGTCCCCACTGCCATCCCCAATATTTGTTAGTGAAGGAACGGAATAGAAATCCCCCTGCTCCGGCAAAGAACGCAAGGAAGGCGGCTACCTGCAGGAAGATGTTGCCAAAGAACATCAGGAAGAGCTCATTGGAAAACATGTTCGCGTCCTTCCCCGGCGGAGCAGGAGCGAAGAACTCAAAGACAGTCTTGAGAAGACCACGGCTTCCTATGTATGTCTCTCCGATACTTGATCCAAACCAGTTCTTCCAGCCTTCCCAACAGAATCCACTTTCGTTGCTAGTATGCATGCTGTACGGCCAACCATGCAGGTTCTTCCCCAGACCGAAGGTCGAGACCGCCGACATGTTTAGTCCGCCTCTCTGCCCTCCCTTCTGTGCCGCCTTTGGAGGCTTCGGGGGGATGTGACCGAAGTATAGAGACGGGTCAGTGGGAAACAGCATATCAAGCTTCGAGGTCCGCGTGAAATAGATGAAATTGGCACCAAGCACGGCGAATATGGCTAGGAACACCATGTTCTGTAACACTTGGACAAGGAATGGCCCCCAGTGCGAGGTAGATGGTGCCGCGGCGGCGTCATTTTCTTTTTTCTTAGCATCGATGGCGTCAGTGCTTCCAGACATTGGTATATAGTTGACACACATTATCTTTTGTGCAGGAAGTATAGATGAATCAAACCACCTCCAGTCTGATATTGCTTATTCCAGCGATACTCTTAATAGTCTACATCGGTTACAGTGGGTTTGGTGGGGGCATTAAAGAGGGTATGAGCGTCAGCAACCAATACAGTAAGGAGGACGAGCAGAACTCTAGGATTACGTTCAAGCTCTATGAAGAGGCACTCCAGGACTATCCTGTGTCGGCGTCAACACATATTCCCACTCAATGGGCTGTCAAGTTCCAAGAGTTACAAAGTCAAGCAGCTGATGCATACAATGCACGGGTTATGGAACTGGTAGCTAAAGATGCACAGGGTCCCAGCTGCCGTCCGAGCGTGACAGGTGCGTTCGCCGTATGCGGTCCACTCGGTGCCAATGCAGAGTGTTACAAGTCGTTTAGCGACAATCAATACGATGAGAGTGGGCGCTACAACGTCCAGGACCGGTTTGCTTTCCCCACCAACTAAATCTCATGACAGTGTAGCATGCTAAGAGTGAGTTTCCCTGCCGACCAAGGTGATCGTATAGCTGAACCATATGGCTCGTTTGTGCTCCACAAATGTTTCGAGACCGAGGGCCTCCCCAACGATGGATACGTTGTGCAAGTGATACATAAGAGGACCAGTGTCTTCCTTCCCAACGGAGAGACATTGCGGACATCGGAGGAGATCGCTGATATGACCAAAGGAGGAGTGCTTTATGCATCTGAGTCCTACATAGAATCCTTTCGCGTGAAAGGCGGTGAATCCATTGATTGTGACAACTTCCAGAACGGTCCGATCCTCCCTTATGATGACGAGGGATATCCACTCACTTACGAGCCCAACGATCCAGAGTTTATACAATACGGGACAAGCGGCAACATATCTATGACTGGTATCATCTACTACCTAGATACAAGCGGAATGAGAAAGCTGAAGGAGACGGTTAAATGGTCTAGGCGTAGGAACACCCCGGCCAATGGCCTACCGTATGCACCATATACTGAGGAGGCGGAGGCCGCCCTAAGGTCGCTCACTCTAATTCCACCTGTAGCTCATGTAGTTCGTGTCATGTGGGATGCAGGGGAACCAGGAGTCAGGCCATCCAAGACCGATGTGGAGAGCGTGATGGAGAACTTAGATGGCAACAGATATGACGCGGTCAGGATTTCTTCCATGTCCGGAGGCCAAAGCAAACTGAAACGCAGAGTGAAGAGGGCGAAGAAATAGACTATGTTGAGCACATACTGTTCAATATAGTTCGCTTCATGCGAAATAGCCAGATGCTAGGAGATATGGGCGTCCTGGCACAGGAGCGATGTAGTAGTACTTGGGTCTGAGCTTCCCCCACTGGTCCTTCCAGTACGTGGTGGCCCATCCACCGCCTTCCTTGGCAATATCGATCCAAAGGCGGACTTCATACACTCCATCTACGGTCTTGAAGTCATAGAGATCTTTACCAATCATTTTCTTATGTCCTTGATCACATTCAGGATGATTGGCATCGCAGAAAACATCTGTTGGCACGCCATGGAGGACTAGGGTTCCCTTTGGTTTGCCATCGACAAACTCAGTTGTGTACCCTATCAGGTATCCGTCATTGGGGGATCGGGCAGCGTCGAGTGCGGCTAGTTGGTGCGGGGTCATGCCGACTTCACCGGTTTCCTTGGCTTTCTGAGTTACGTATTCCCTGAGCTCCATGGCCTTCTTCTGATCGGGCAAGGTGTCAGGATTAGTTCTTGCCACAAGGGATTTGTGGCTCATTCCGAAGATAGCGTATACGCCGAGGATGAGCGCAAGAGCTAGCAAAACACCAACAATCGGGATAAGTCTCCCCATTCTTTTGTTGAATCCGAACATGGTATACTATACAGTCAGAAAATCGAAGTAGGACACGCTGGAGTAGGTTAGGCATCGATTACTAACCCCAAGTATGCCATCTAGGTTTCAACTTACAGTAGACAACCAGTGCGATATCTGCGAGGCAAACCGGATGAGCGCCCAATGCGATAAGTGCGGGACCTCGGTCTGTCACCAAGAGGACAGATGTCGCGTTACCTTTCCGGGGCCGGTCGGAAGAGAGCCTACGATAATATGCATGGAGTGTGTTCAGGAAGTGCATGCTAAGCTCAGACCACTACGCAGATCAAGTAGGTAGGTACTGACAGTATCTAGAGCAAAAGAAAACTAGACATTGTCTTTTTACCGGGCGAACATCAGACCCGCCGTTCCTGAGGCCACTTCAAGGATGTTATATCGCTCTTCAAACACGAAGAGATTGTACGTGTAGTCGTAGACGTTCCAATTGAGCTTGTTGGCACCGATGGCCTGTCCCTGTGGACCACAAATAGTGTAAAACTGAGCGGAGGCGTCCAAAACTGGCTGATGTGTCTTGAACTCGAACTCGATCTGATTGAACTTGCTCATGTTCATCGCGCCCGATGGCTGATAAACAAAAGGATTAGTGTCCAAGCAGAAATTGTAGCAGTACAAGCCGTCGGGAGCATCGCCATTTGTCCTGATATATTTCTCCACGAACTCGAGCACACCCGCATCCATGTCATTCTCTCGGTATTTACCGTCAAGCATGAGAGCCCATCTTTCCATGATGTCTCTATGATTACCAGGTTGATATTGGCCGGCGTACATGATTCCAGTTGCGCCGCCAGACAGGTCGGTCGCTGGTGAAACCGCCGTGCCATCGCTACAGTCCTTTGTCGCCACCATCCCACTAGGATCCATCACGTTGTAAGGTAGATACCCATATGGCCAGTTGGTGTAGTTGGACCACTCATTGCGCAGATATGCATCGGTCCTCTGGAAAAACCACATCCAATTGACTACCATCCCCAGGCTCTTCAAATCAACCCTCCTTGTGCCGACCACGTTGTCGAATCTCACTTGATATACCTCTCGCACTAGATACCGCTGCTCCTTCTCAGCAAAAATACGGACCTCCTCATCGCTCAGGAACGCGTAGGTAGAGATCAGATGTACATCCGCCGCCCAGTTTGTCCTTCGATCAGTGTAGCTTTGCTGGTCTAGGGCCACATCCGGTGGTGGGTTCAGAAACCTGTAGAAGGAGTACTGCCAATCAGTCAAATCAGGGCGCATATAGTATCCTCCCTCGCCCTGTACATTGCGAATTATGTACAGATCTTGGACGGGCCTTAGCGTAACTTCAATATGGAGCTCTGCGTATTGGATGCCCACTAGAGGGAATGCCATCTTGGCAGCAAGGGTAAACCAGATGTTGAGCGGAATATATAGCTTCCTTGACCGGATTGATGGCTCTGGCCCGGCCTCTTGCGCAGAGGCACTCGTGCCTATCATAGCACTAGGATATGTATTCACCCGACCATTGGCATTCGCAGGGTCATTCATCTCGGCCACATTGCCTGTCATACGATAGAACAAATCTTTCTTGGCCGCATCGAAGTCACGCTCTACCATGTTGTAAAGGTACTGTCCGGTGAAATCCTGGATGATCTGACCTCCCACCGTAAACCGCACTCGCTCCACCATCTGAGCACCAAGATTCTTAATCCACTTGAAGTCATAAGGCTGCCACGTATGGTACCCTGAGTCTGGTGATGCACCGCACACGGGCGGCATAACGGGACTCCAGATATTCGGCATGGTAACCACTACATATGTATCCATTAACAGGTCGGCGTATCTGGGCACCTTGAAGTTGAAGACTGACGACTCACTCATGCGCATAGTACGCTGGCCGTCGAAGTCGATCCGGAACTTCTGCAAACCGAAATTGGTATATTTCGCATATGTGCACTTGAAGAACGTCTTCGATGGGTTTCCATTCAGAAATACATTTTGGTTACCATATGATACGAGTGTAAGCAGACCGCCTGGCATTATATACTTGAGTGCGAGATTTTTTAAACCATCGCCGTGCGGATACTTTTTATGCTAGCGTATAATAGTAATGGATTCTCCGCCCACTCTTGAGAGAATGAAGCAAGTCATGGGAAGTGCTAGAACTGGAAGAATGTTTGTGTACTTCGTATTGGCAGCATTCATATGCATACTGATCGGTTGGTTCATCTCAGTGAGCCGGAGGGATCAGGCCAACTGTGACACTATGAACAAGCTATACAAGGACTTCCCAACCCTACATAGTATTGACACAGCCTCCACTGAGTACAAGCACAACCTACGCGACTATTACATCAAGACGGCTTACAATGCATGCAGCCCCGGTGCATTCAAGAATGATTTCGTTAACATATGTGCTCTGAAGGACTGCATCCGACAGGGAGCAAGGTGTTTGGACTTCGAAGTATACTCGATGGATAACAAGCCGGTTGTTGCCACGTCTGCGGTAGACGACTTTACTGTTAAAGAGACGTACAACAGTGTGCCTCTTGCAGATGTGCTGACCACCATCAATGATTACGCCTTTTCGGGTAGTACTTGCCCGAACCCACGCGACCCACTTCTGATTCATTTCAGGATCATGAGTGCCAATAAGGAGATGTACAGCAAGATGGCAGACATGATTGGAGAGACATTAGAGACCCGAGTACTGGGGCCAGAGTATAGTTATGAGAATCATGGTAAGAACTTAGGACAGGTACCCCTGAAAGACCTCATGGGGAAAGTAGTGATCCTAGCCGATAAGCGGAACCCACTATTCGAAGGCACTCCTCTCGATGAATACGTCAACTTAGCCACCAACTCCATCTTCGCCCGCTCATTGAGGTTCACTCAAGGAGTCAAGTTTACCCCTGATATGGGTGAGCTGATCGACTACAACAAGAAGAACATGAGCATATGTCTGCCAGACATGGCACCAGAGCCTTCCAATCCCTCGTCGGCCCTGGCGATGTCTTATGGGTGTCAAATGATTGGCATGTGCTTCCAAGATTTCGATTCCAATATGGAGTACTATGATTCATTCTTCGACAACAATGGTACAGCATTCGCTCTGAAGCCTGAAAATCTGAGGTTCGTCCCGCTTACAATCCCTAACCCTACACCGCAGAATCCTGCATACTCTTACGCTAAGCGTGACGTGTCCAGCGACTACTATTCATTCAACATCTAATGATCTATATTTTTCTACATCGTATATATAGATCATGGCGGCATGCAAGAAACCAATGACGTATGAAGAGAAAGAGCTCGCTATTCTGAGGGAGGCAATAGATAAGGCGGAGGAAAGGAGTGGGCGCAAAGCCGTGGAGGCGCCTCAGATGAAGCAGATGATTAACATCTTGGAAGGCTTCTTACGAAGGAAGAAGTTAGTCTGCTACGGCGGCACGGCCATTAACAACATCCTTCCGCTTGATTCTCAGTTCTACAATCGCGAAGTAGAGATACCTGACTACGACTTCTTCTCTCCTTCAGCGATGACGGATGCGAAGGAGCTTGCAGATATCTATGCCAGGGAGGGGTTTAGTGATGTGGAGGCCAAGGCTGGAGTACATCATGGAACATACAAGGTGTTTGTCAACTTCGTTCCTATCGCGGACATCACATACCTGACGCCTTCTCTGTTCAAGGCGATTAGCCGCGATGCGATCACTGTGAACGGCATCAAATATGCTCCGCCCAACTACCTGCGAATGGCGATGTATCTGGAGCTCTCGAGGCCCGATGGTGACGTCAGCCGCTGGGAGAAGGTGCTCAGAAGACTTACTCTGTTGAACAAGCATTACCCTATGCGCAACCCGCGATGCAATGCTGACTCTTTCGTTAGAGACTTCGAGGGAGAAGAGCACGACGAGGCGACTATTTACAGCATCGTACGTGACTCGATTGCCGATCAGGGACTTGTTTTCTTTGGCGGCTATGCAGTCACCCTGTATGCAAGGTACATGCCGGCAAAGTTGAGACAACAGCTTGCCGAGATCCCTGACTTCGACGCTCTGGCAGAGGATCCCAAAATGGCTGCCACGATCATCCAAGAGAGGCTAGAGTACCATGGCATCAAGGACGTCCGTATCTACAAGAAGCCAGGCATCGGTGAGATCATCGCCCCTCATTACGAGGTTGCAGTCGGGGACGATAGTGTCGCTGTTCTTTACGAGCCATTGGCTTGTCATAGCTACAATACACTGAAGCTCCATGGCAAGGTTTACAAGATTGCTACGATCGATACCATGCTTAGCTTCTACCTGGCATTCCTGTACGCCGATCGGTCCTACTACGATGAAGAAAGGCTTGTCTGCATGGCGCAGTATCTGTTCGAAGTTCAGTCACGGAACCGCTTGGAACAGAAGGGGTTGCTCAGGAGGTTCAGCATCAGCTGTTACGGTCATCAAGAGACATTGGAAGAGATCCGTGCTCATAAGACGAAGATGCATGATGAACTGAAGAGAGGAACGAAAGAGTATGACGAGTGGTTTCTGAGGTATGTGCCTACGCAGGACAAGCCTGCTAGGAAGAAGACGAATAGAAAGAATAAGAAGACAAGGGGGAAGAAGGCCAAGGCTGACCCCAAGAAGAAGAGGCAGACAAGGAAGAAGAAGTAATCTGGCGTTAGTGTAGTATGAAGTGTTTTGTGCTCAGTGGTACGCTATTATTGATCGCCATATTACTTGCGTTATACACGGCTCACTCGAACAGAGAAGGTTTCGAGTCTTATGCGAATTGCCTTTCTCAGGGATATCCAAATGAGTTTTGCCTGCAAGTCCCAATCCAATCAAAGGTATGAATTATCCGCCTGCCAGTTTGAAAAGCAGATGATTCACCAGGAAAGACAGCATCTTGGACAATCCTTGAACGCCGCTGTTGTTCCTCACGTACGGGGGAAGTTTCATGTAGGTGGTCAGACCTATTTCCAAGAAGAGGTACAAAAAATGTGTGATGACCCCGGTTGCACCAAAGGCAGCGCAGTCATAGAAGCGCCATCTATTGACCCATGAGCACATATCTGATCTTCCTTCCACGAAGAAAGCGCTGGCATCAAGTACACCGGATAGCACTCTATGAGCACAGTTCTTCTCGCCTGCCACCAAGGCCCGCATACCTTTCATCGGGGTCATCAGACTGACATACAATGTCTCTCTTTGCCTGTCCTCAAACATGGCAGGCGTAACTCCATCGTAGTATCTGTCCTTGTAACGGGCTACGTTATCACTGATGAATGGGATGAACGCTGACCGAAGAAGAACGTCGACAAGCTCATCATGGTCGGCGAAAGTGTCTTTAGTTACGATGTTTCCAGCGTCGCGATCCCAATAGTTAACCAACAGCAGACCTGGTTCGGGGACAGACTTGTTAGGGAAGGCGGTGGAAAGATGATCTTGGACCAATGTTTTGTAGCCGCTGAGCCTTGATCCGCTTTTCATGTCTCTTTGCATTCTTTCGAATCCGTCAGAGAGTGATGTCCAGTCTAGGGCCTTCTGGTCTCCCACACAGGATGCAGCTAGGAGGGCACCGATACTTGTGCCGGACGCTCGCTTTATGGCGCAGTGTCCTTTGCCAGCAAGGCGTTTGAGATAAGCGATAACACCGAGGCCGTAGAGGCCATTGAATGCGCCCCCACCGATGACTATGTCAATCTCTTTTGGCAGGTCCTCAATAGAAACGTTATCGATGAGAGCATCTATGTACACGTCTGATAGGGATGAAGTCATGATCTATGGCCCGATTATAATGGACGTCCATCGAACGCTCGCGCAGGCGAGAATCGGCAACATCTCATGTAGACAAAAATATGCACTTTTATATGCTTACAACCACCTAGATAGGAAAGGTAGTTGTCAACCGCTCTACATGGAATATTTTTTTTATTTTTTTCGCCAATTCTCATACCCGGAAAATGGGCAATGCTGCATGAAAAGTTGCTCCCAAAAAATCCACTCTTGAAAATACGAAAAATCTGAAAAGTTGTCTAGAACGCGTAGACAAAAAAAACGGGTGCATATTTGGCAACATGAAGCGGTTTTTATGTAGGACTGAGAAAAAGGTACTACGAGTCGGTTCAGCGGCACTTTTTGGTTTCCAAGAGCAACTTTTATGCAGCATAAAAAGTGCCGTTTTTCCGGGAGGGCGTCAAAACTCCCTCCATCCTAGTGGGAAGAATGGCAGACAACTCGGGTGTTTTCTGTCTACACAACTTCGGTAGGCAACATTTCGGGGATACGTGGAGGCAACAAATGGCAACAAATAGTGCCGAAAAAGTGCCGTTTTGTGCCGCCCGTTCTGGGGTGCATTGTCCCTGATGACGAACTGCAGTGACAGACTATAATCATATGCCGTTTTCTGAGACGGTCAGTCACAGAGGCAACAAGTGGCAACAGAAAGTGCCAGAAAAGTGCCGAAAAAGTGCCGTTTTTTTGACGTTTCATCCCCTTCAAAACCAAAACGTAAAAAAGTGAAATCGAGGGTCCCGGATTTCGGGGATGCAAAACGGAAAAACTTAAAGGGGATATTATGTGTTGGTACAGAAGAAACATGTCAGCGGCACTTTCTGCCGATGGAGAAACACAGTTCAAATATTATTGCCAGGTATGTGACTATGGAACGTGTCATAAATCTCATTGGGGTAAACACGTAGCCACACGGAAACACCTTAGGAAACAGGAAGGCAACAAAGGAAACGCACTTTGTGCCGGCCCTAAGGTAACTCAGTCAACCGTCACTACCTACGTATGTGAAGGTTGCAAACGCTCTTACAGCAATCGTAGTTCACTATGGAAACATAAGAAGAGGTGCATAGTTCCCCTTACGACGGCCGAAAACAAGGAGGACAAACCGCTAGTTGAAGGAGCACCAGATCTACTTGTTCGTAAACTATGCGAGGCCATGGACGTCATACGGCGGCAAAACGACGTAATCACTCAGATGGCTCCCAAGGTCGGAAACAACAATAACAACACCTACAACTTCCACCTGTTCCTTTCAGAGAAGTGTGGTAGTGCGATGACCATCCAAAACTTCATGAAACATCTGGAGATAACGATGAGTGACCTTATGCAGAGTAAGACTGAGGCGATCACAAATGTCATTATCAGCAACTTGGAGCCGTTGTCATTAACCGACCGCCCTGTGCATGCGATCAAAGAAGGAGCCGAGTGGTTCGTACATGATGAGACAGTTGGCTGGGCAGAGGACGACGGTGACAAGATCATGCAAGCCGCCGAAGATTCAGTACAGAAGAAGTGGCCCTCGCACTTTGCACTGGAGAACCCGGATTGGATGGTGGATAAGGGGGAATCTGAGAAGTATGTGCAGATCGCCAAGAACATCTCAACTGAGCTGACCAAAGAGGAGCGAGCTGAAGCGCTTAAGAGTGTGGCAAAGCACGCCCAATTGACGGAAGGAGACGCTGAGACGAAAGAGATTGCAGGCGGAGAGACATAATTTTAATCCAGGCATTATATAACCAATGCTTTCAAGAGCGTATATCCGAAGGCACGTCACATCGATTGCTATTATCATTTTCATCATTGCCTATGCGCTGGTTGTAGTTATGAAACCGTCGTTCATGTACAACAATGATGGTAGTCTTAGGCAGTTCGGCGTTGGTTACAGTAACCGGACCGTAATTCCAGCCTGGCTCATATCCATCGTTATAGCGATCTCATCTTACTTCGCGGTACTTTACTACCTTGCCTCGCCTAGACTCGATTACTAACTTGCTGATTTCATCAGATTGTGATAAGATCAACTACTTACTCCAAGGACGAATACACCCTCTTCTCTTGTGACTTCTCGTCTTCGGCCTTTTGATCGGCCATCTTCTGCTGGTACTCGGCATGTCTCTTCTCCATATCAGCTGCAGATGTCGAGCACCCGGCAGACAACAGATAGTTGTAGCCGACAGATACAACAGTCACCCCAGCCAGCATGTACCAAATATACTCAGCTACAACATCCTTCAGCCAAATCATATTCCATAGACTCATACGCTTAGCAGGATCTTCGTATACACTCGGCTTGAACACACCCTTCATGTTGTCCCAGAAGAAGTTGAAGTTGCTAATAGTAACGGCATTGACAAGCAGGCTCTTATCGGTGTAGATATGGGCAAGCGCCTCGTCCATCGCTTTGTCCTTTCCAGGCGCACCCTTAGGATCGGCGATGAGGATGTCTTCCAATACACCGTTCAATCCTGCCAACTTGGCGGCAATGTAGCCGAATGTGTTGGCGAACGGCGATAGCCAACCTGGGAACATTTGAAGGATGAAGACTAGGGTTCCAAAAATAAGAGTCCACGGGACAAATGTGACTAGAAGAGTCGATCCCCATTGAGCGGAGCCACAAAGATCAGTGGTCAAGTTTAGGTTGATAACCAGCTCACCGACGATCACTACGAGGGCATAGATTAGAAAGTAGATGCTGGTGGCCTTTCGTGGCGATCCAACACCGTTCTTGCCAGTGACATAGTTTACAACAGCATAGATCGTCGTAGCAATTGAGAACCAGAGTATTCCAAAGGTAGGGTTTGCACTCATTATATAATAGGACTGATAATAATTGCTTTTCTCGCCCACATAGGTAATGGACAGCAAACCAATACTTATCGAGCCAGGGGCCAAGTATTTCATTAACCAAACACTAAAGGAGTGCAAGCGCTTCAAGGAAGACAATCTTACCTTCTTCTTCAACCTAGGGCTTGGGGTAGCGTTGGTGCTTCTTGTAGCCGGCTTCCTCTACGCGAATTACAAGGGCAAGCCTACCAAGGAAGAACTGGAGACTAGGAACAGACAGCAGCAACAGTATGTACTGTCGAAGCTCCAACAATTCGCTATATCCACACACAAGAAGAATGAGAATCTGATTACTGACTTGCCGACATGGGGAGATCACCCTGAGCTGGCCGTGTTGAGGCCCAGGTGATCACTAATAATCTGCATGTAGATTATATGAATCAAGCCGTAGAGTCTGCAATTGACACTTATTACAAGCTCAAAGGGAAGTATGACAAGAATCTAACCAAAGTCAGGATGGCGATCATACGGAGTCCCAGCTTGACTCCAGTACAGAAGAAGCAGAAGCTGCAGCAGATCGTCCCCAAGTGTGCCAAGTGTGGGAAGCAAGGCGGGACTGTCTTTGAATCCAAAGATGGAGTCCTTTCCGCGATCTGTAACGCGGCCGATAAATGCAACCTGCGCATTGAGGTTAACAGGGGGAAGATGGAGGACGTTCGCGACATGGCTGAGGAGAATGACGAAGACTCTCTTCGGCTCCGAAAGGACATTATCGTAACCAAACTTCTCTATCTTTTTGGATACGTGACGGAACAAGAAGCACTCAACAAGTTCAAGTCTTTGGAGTCAGAATACTCCGATACGGAGGGACTAGCGGTCATGTTCTACAAGATGGCGAGCGACAAGATGAATAATACAGCCAACAAAGACAAGATCGCCGATAACAGACGGATTCTTTATGGCGAGAAGATCGCGTTGCGGAAGATGGCTGACGAGTATAAGAAGACCGGAAATGAGAGGCTGATCGAAGATATGGTTGAGAAATACATAGATGTGATCGAGCCTCTGGTGAAAGAGACCCGGGATCTGAAGTATCAGTACTCTGCTGTTGAATGTGTCAACCCACTCGACTCCTTCCCCTGCAAGGACACCAACTACAAGCTCGTGGAAGAGGTATTCACTCTTTCGTCCATGGAGTTCCCATCAGGCGCCGATCCGGTCGTGATACACAACTCAGAAGCAGGAGGCGAGGACGATGACAGGTCTAGTATCGCTAGTGATGACGAAGAGGAGGAGGAATACAGGGATGAGTAAGACATTTATTCGGTGCAGAGTATATAATGTTTGGTAAGTTCGTCGATACTAAGATCTTTCTCATTAGTCTTGCAGTGGGCATCCTAATGGTGTACCTGTGGGGGCCTACACAGTCGGTCGTGATAGTGCATCCTACTCCTGAGAACCACGACAAGGTACAGTACGAAGACCTGGCGGGGAACTGCTACAACTACTCGCCGAGCGAGGTGAAATGCCCTTTGCGCGGAAGTAAGCAGAAAGTGAAGGAAATTGCAGTGCAATATTAAATCGTCCCAACATATAAGAGATCTTAGATGTTGCGTAATCTACAGACGGCTATTCATACACCATTGGGTAAGGTTGTTGTGTCCATCCTTCTGGGCTTGGGGCTCGCCTCCATCTTCCGTCGCGTCTGCGAGGACAGGCAGTGCTTGGTCTTCCGTCCACCAGATGCTAAGGAGGTGGAGGAGAGCGTGTATAAGCACGATGGCCAATGTTACAAGTACAAGGCAACTGGGACTACTTGTAGAAAAGGAAAACGCCGCGTATCTTTTGCGTAACTTGGATGATTAAAAACAGGGAACTATAGTCAATGGCCTCTATCGGTACAAGTGATCTTCAATCTCTACCTGTTGGTCCTGAAGGCGGTGTTTCCATGACTGTAAGGGACAAAGAACCCGAGGCGCCTGCACAGCCCGTTGCGCCAGCCGATGCAAATGTTGTCGTTTCCTCAGACGCACAGCGTCTTCAGGAATCCAGGGAAAAGGATCCGGTTGTTGACATCGGAAAAGTCGTGAGCGGCATTCAGACTGCTAGTCAACAGGGTCTTTTGTCCCTCCCAGCGCGCGATGTTCCCATGACTACGAATCACGTGACACAGGATGCACAGGCCGATCCTAATTTCCTACCCAAGTCGGATACGAAGGATTACATAGCGGAGCAACTGAGTGCAGATGAGATCATCCGTAGAAATGCGAAGAAGGCTCAAGCGGAGGGGGCAGGAGACATGCTTTATACGGAGCTGGGCATGCCAATCCTCGTGGCCGCACTGTACTTCGCATTCCAGTTACCTGCTGTCAAGAAGACCTTGGCCACTACACTCCCCGCCCTGTTCAAAACAGATGGCAATCCGAAACTCACTGGTTATTTGGCACTCAGTGTGGCTTTCGGTGCGGCTGTGTATGGAGCATCCAAAGCGGCTAAGCATTTGAGTGTCTAGAAAGACTGATACCGCCTGATGGTAACGCCTGCTTGTCTTCCTAGCCATTCAGATATTTCGTCGTTGCGATAGTCCTCAATATAGACAATCTCAACGATTCCAGCCGCCAACAGGATCTTCGTGCAATTTACGCACGGATAGTGTGTGATATACGCGGTGCATCCTTCGCATGCAACACCTCTCTTGGCACAGTCTGCGACTGCATTCTGCTCTGCATGGACAGTAGCCTGCTCGTGGCCGTCTCGCATAAACGATTCGTGATGACAACCAGCCAAGTATCCGTTGTATCCTTGAGAAACTAGCCTGTTATCCTTGACAAGGAGACATCCAACTTTCAGTCTGTGACAAGGTGATCTGGCTGCAGACAGACATGCCAGCTGCTTAAAGTATTCCTCCCAGGACAATCTGGGTGTTGAAGGGTCCATTTCTAATAGACAAGCAAATGTCTCTACATCATATTTGATCAGGGTCAAACATGGTGTCTAATAACCATCATTGTCATCGTATTCTTCTCCGGCACCGTCATTGTCTTCTCCGATGTGCCTCATATCGTACTCTTCCGCCTCAATAGCAGCAGCGTTCGCATCAGCCATGTCCATGTCATATCGGAATATGTCCATATTCATCGCTGTGACTGCATCTTGCTTACCGAGTCGCATCTCCTTGGCGATCTGGTCGTCCATATCAAGGCGTTCCTGATCGTAGGTGGCCGCCTGATAAACACGGAAGCCCTTCTGCTCTCCAACCCCCCATTTGCCTAGCTTCTGAGCCTTGAAAATGTCCTCGACTTCCCTCTCCTCGTCAGTCATCTCCTTCAGGTAATCAGTGATCATCTCCTTCTCCTTTTCCTTAGCCCGAAGCACACGCTCCATGAGGGTTTGGTAGTTAAAGTTAATGGCCTCCTTCTCACCACAGACCACTTGCATCAAAGCCACAATGGAAGTAGCAAGCTGTGTTTCAAGCTGCCTTCGTTCGCCTTCTACTCTCTGATCAAGTAGACCGTTGTCAAGCTCGGCCACCTCCTGTTGAGTGAACAAGGTGCGCGCCTCTCTCTCCCCAACAGTTGCATTGGCTCCTCTAAGCACAGAATCATCGTTCGCAGTTTGGCTAAGCTCGGTAAGAACGGTAAGTAGGTAGTACTTCATCAGGAGAGTAGTCAGCCTACGATCGAATACGGAGTACCTGTATTTGCCGTCCATCTTGATAGGAGCGTAAAACACGGTCTCCTTCGCTAGGAGAATCACGTCTTTGACGCTATTCCGGAAAACGCTAAGAGCTCTGTGAAGCACATCGTCCTTATAGAATCTGGCCAGTGGTTCATAGTGCCTACGGATGATCTCGGCAAAGTCCATTGCATGTCTCTGTGAGAGCTTCCAGTGTGTCGGTGGTCTAACCGATGAGTAATCCACGCCGTTCAAAATGATCGTAGGAAGCACCCGCCCTAGCTGGTCGATGGCATTCTGGCTGAATTGGACCGTTCTGAACACGGTTTCATCCTCGGTTTCCAAGGTGATTCCCTGCCCGGTCATGGGGAAATCTAGCAAGTCGTTCAAACAGGCCGCAAACTTCCTAGCATCGCCACGCTGCACATTCCTCTCAATGAACATGTTGAGATCCGCCATCATTCGAGTATTGGCCGCCGCCAGGTAGTTCTTCATAGCGCGCATTTCGCTTGTATCCTCTGAGAGACCGCCAATCTCATATGTGTCAATCATGGCCTCGAACTTCTCTCTGAAGGCTGCAGGTACCGCGTTGCTATTCATGGCGTCCAGGCTCTCTAAGAGATCGCGAATGCGCTGAACGTTGCTGATGGCCGTGATCTTGAACCTCAGCTTCACAATGTTGCCTCTATTGATGATTGCCAACAGCTGCTGCAATGATTCGTTATCGTAGTTCCTGCCATCCCTTTTTAGCTTGCGGATCTTCTCCTCTATGGGATCCCGGGGATCGTAGCCATCAGGCTTGGTCATGCACACCGCTTGCAGATCGTCCCCAAGGGGGAGATCGAAGTTGAAGCGGCAGAACTCGATGAAAGCTCGATAGATGGTCTCCTCGGAGAAGTCATTGGGCAATGAAGGGAAGTACCGGCGAGTATCCTCTGGATCGAAGAGAAAACTGGCTCTTCCCATGGCCCCCACGTCCTGCAATATGTTGCCTACGGCTCTGATCAACTTGTTATCAGTCTTAATTGCAGGCTGCTTACTGACAAAATAGTCTTTAGTGCTCATTCCCGCCTCATCACAGCAGGCATTTTCCAGATACGGTTCGTTTGACGAGTTGGCGAGAATGGCCTGGTGCTGGGCCACGTTAGCTCGTACGACCTTTTGAATGGATTCCTCAACTGCCAAAGAGACATAGATCAGCTTTGCCCTAAGGGCGTCGATCAAGGCAGTTTGATTTGGACTTCCCTTCTTCAATGATTCAACCAAAGACTGGCTAAACTGCTCAGATAAGCCTTCGACCGCTCCAACCTTTACTGGGCGTAGAGGTGGAAGGAAGTTCACCCAGTTCTGTATCTTGAGATCCTCCGGATAAGCTTCGGTCTCCTCAATTGCTGCATACTCAATCTTGGCAGCAATCTTCCTTTTGATATCATCACTCTTGAGAATGAAAGCGTCAGTCATCGCCTTGATGTTGGCCAAAAGGGACTTCTTGCCAACCTTGTTGATACCACTCCATGGCTTGACAGGACTTTTGAGGTCATGTGCGATGCAGACCAGGTATTCAAGACCGCTCTCGCCACCGGCTCCGAAGGTAGGATAACCGGCAAATGAACGCTTGCAGCCTGGGTGTGTTTTCTTTGTTTTTAGCGATGGTATGGCGGTTTGGACGTAGACCAAGAAGTAAGAAAGGGCGATGACGACCAGTGTCTTGTCAAAGGAAGTCTCATAGTTATCAGCTGCTTTCTTGCTCTTCTGCGCTCCAGCCTTCAGAGACTTGTCGGCGATTGCGAGAAGCTTAACCGAGTCAGACACGATCGATTCCTTGATGTCAGCAGACAAGGATAGCCCCATGAAGCGTGCCATGGCGGATACGACGTTGGAGGTCATCTCAGCTTCGGGTGTATCGTATGCCTGTTTCTTGGCCGGCGCTTGTCCAACCACAGCGTCTCCTAGATCGGCTTCCATAACGGCACGCGTCTGCATACGGAATCCTTCCTCAGTGTAGCCCTCGTCTGTGTCGGCCTCTTGCATCATGATGACGTACCCGCTGTGCTTGTCGACGATGGCAGCGCCGTCTATGCTAACAATGCCTCTCTCAGTAGCGATCTTCCGGAGGTAGAAGAGATAGTCCCCGCCGGTCAGGAACACGTAAGCAAGCATTGGATAGAATGAAGGAAGGAGCTTAGTGTTGGTCTGGCTGCAATAGAGCCAGTTTTCGTCTTCATCAGGGTTGGCCATACGACAGTATCCATCGACAAATCTCTGGATGTCGTTCTGGCGCTTTACGAAATCGCCTTGTGCCAAGATTAGGTCGCGAAGAGGCGCTGCTGGGGATTCCTCTCCCACTACCTCTGCAGCGTCTTGGCCGAGCTTATACCGCATGAGATCGTATTTCAATCCAGACCGAGCGTGCATGTACTCTAGTTGTCCACCACGCTTTACCGACATATCAAGCTCCGCGTTCACAATCCTTGCGATGTCCTGTGCGCTAGCGGCAATATCGATATCGAACTCTTTAATTGCGCTGTCAAGCGTATCTTTCGCAATCTCTGTGGCCGCTTTGTTAAAGCTGAGACATTGGGCGTTTACCTCCAAGCATGCCGATGTTAAGTTGCAGAAGTCCCTGCTACTTTCGGTGAACTTGTTCTCGTCCATAGACTCGTCTTTCACCCACACTCCAGCCTGTCTCTTGTAGTAATTGGCAGTTCCTGCGTCCTCGAAAGCAAGGATGGCATAGTCTCCGTCTTTCACGACCCGTCTACCTTCAATCATTGCCTCAGCGTCTCTCAGGGCGTTCTCTTCGCTCAAACCGTTCGTCTCCATGAGCTTACGAGCAAGATACTGGATGCGATCACGTTTGTCCTCGATAGCTCCGAGTTCGCCCTCGTAGCCTTTTGCGATATCATAAAAGGTCGGATCATATCTCTTGTCGAAATAAATATCCTTTCCATCGTCGGCGGTAAGCTCATCGAGCTCCAAGTACTTCTTGGCAAGGACCCGCTCGCACTTGGCATCGTTCTTCTCTCTGCTTGCTTCCTCGGCAAGCTTCATTCTTGATGTCTCTATGGCTTCCAATCCATCGCTTGCCATTAGATCCATAGACGCGACTGCCACTGCGTTGTTGTACACCCTACCGTAATCGATAGCAGACATCAATCTTGCGACTTCGCCTGGCAACCTGGGCACTCTATCGTCAAGGAAACCGTATGCGCCCATAAGGTCATTGATCAGTGTGCGGCGTGGTTGTAGGATGTCAACCAACTCTCTCCCTTTGATCTTAGACTTGTTTGGCAGCCCAGCGAACTCACGCTTCTTGCGCACATATTCGGATTTGAAGTCGCTTATCCTGCGAGAAATAAACTCATTCATCTCGCGGTATTGTGTGAATGACAGGTCACGGTGGTAGACCATGAAGGGTTCCAAGTAGCTCACGATGGCCTGAATGGTCAAGCGGCCTTTGATGGAATCCTTTAGAAGATCAAACAGGACTCTTGTTTTTGGGATCAGAGACTCCAGGAAGCCTCGGTAAACAGGTTGCCCCTCGCTCTTATTAGCCGCGAGCACATCTTCATTCATGATGTAGTGACTCACACCAGTCAGAAACTTCTCGGCCTCGTGAGGGTAAGGCTTTCCCAGGTCCTCAATGACCTTGGAGGTCATGCTCGTTCTGGTACGGAGAAGTTGCCAGTACTGGAGAAAGTTCACATTGAGACCTGCCTTGGTCATGATGTTGGATGCGGGCAGGTTGATATGGGAGAAGGAAACAACAGGTCGAGGCAGCGTGATTATAGAAGAGACAGGAGCCTGATCGGGTTGGGTAAGCGCCTTGGTTTTCACCACTACTTCGCCCTTCCGGTTCTTGCTTCTCTCCAGTCCATTGAACCCTAGATTGTACTGTTGGATCAGGAATCGCACCCGGTCTAGATTCTCGCGTGACACAGCTGAGGAGAACATATCGCCGAGGTTGTCTGCCAACACAGTAACGTCAGCTGATACAGGCCTCTCGGCTAGAACACCGGCAGTCGAAGCGGGTTGAACGAATGGTTGCCAGAAGGAAGCAATCTCTTTGACGAAATATGCATAACCATTCTGGCCGTCGGGAATGCGATTGGATCGGTATGCGCCGAACGCCTCGTCCTCTGCACTTCTGGTCTCGCCAAGTGTACTGGGGATTACATCTTGCACTCCTTCGCCTACAATCTCCATATCATCCACATCGTAGACACGCTTTCTGTCCTTGACTACAGGCAGAATCCAATACAGCTTGGCTGCAAGATCATTCATGGTGTTCACCAACGGTTTGAAGTCGGCACCCTGGATGGCAGGCATGAGAGCGTTTCCGGCGTCGTCGAACTGTGAAAACTCGCTTCTCAATTGGTCAAACCTTTCCACCATGAGATGTACGTGGTTCAGGACCTCGTCTGTTCTTTGACTGTTAGGAATCTTAGACAAAAGCTCACTGAGCATATCGTTCCGTTGCTTATCGATTCCGTACCTCTTCTCTTCCTCGGGAACCTCGACCTCTTGGACGATCTTTCCCAATGCTGGACCTAGCTGAATCTGATCGGCCTGTAGGTACACGGTCTTCGCCCTCTCTTTGAAGGAGTCCTCTTCCTCTCTAGGTACATCGAGGACAACATCCTCGTCCTGCTCGGCGTCGAGAACTTCTACCGCGTCCTCACCGTCTTTCCCTGGAACAGCGGCCACCTCTTCTGCCTCGGGCTTGGACTCAGCCTGAGCGGCACTAGGTGCCTCGCGCACCACGATCTTCTCTATCGGGAGCTCACTTGGAACACCCTTATAGGCAAAGTCCAGGTAAATCGTCTCGTCGCGGTCAAGTAGATTGATCTCGATCTGATCCTCCTCAAGGGATGTAATCTTCCCGGTGATCACCGCAGGAACGTCGCCTCCGAAAAACACGTTAATCCACTCACCTGGTAGCAGTCCGTTCTGCCGCGCATACCCTGGCTCTTCTGCCCTGCTTAGTAAAACAATCTCTTCGATTGACTCGTTCCGAAGAGAACCGTCGTCGTTGATGAAAACCTCAACCATCTGGCCGTCCTTCCCCAGCAACTTCATGACATTGCTGTCGATGTACCGGATGAGGAATTGCTTTTCGTCGAGGTCTCCATCAGACGGCGATAGTATCTCTATGACATCGCCTAGCTGCAGTTTAACGCTCTGTTCGGCCATGATACTATTACTAATAGGCTAGATAAATATGTAGGTTCTGACGGTGCCAATATAGATTTCAAATCGAGTTAAAGCTTCCTTACGTGTTGAACATAGGAATGTCTTATTGCTTTGACGTCAGCACTGTCTTGGGCCAGGATATGGCCTCTGTTCTCTCTGATCCAGCTAGTGATCAATCCAAGCAGACATTGGAGAATCTGAAGATTAGCCACAAGAAATGGAGACATAAGGAATCGTCGTATGATGTGTTCAAGTATATGAAGAACTACATGACCCGTGATTCGTACCCCGAGGCCGGCTGGTTCCGCTCATTGATTGCCAGGGAGGGCGAGATTGTCTGCGTCGCTCCTCCGAAGGCGGTTTCGCCGGATGACTTTAATGTGGACTTAGCGAACGTGCGGGCTGAGGAGTTCGTCGACGGGGTCATGATCAACATGTTCTGGGATAAGTCGGCCCAGGAGTGGGAGTTGGCCACGCGCAGCTCAGTAGGTGGAAAGGTTTCCTTCTTCACCGATAGCGACGGTGCGCCCGATGCGTCAAGCACGTTCCGATACATGTTCCTTGATGCCGCCAACAGCATCCAGAGTGAGGGGGAAGGGGACTGGTTTGACAAACTGGACAAGAGCATTGTCTATTCGTTTGTGCTCCAGCATCCAAATCACAGGATCGTCACCCCAGTTGGTCTTCCTCACATCTGGCTAGTAGCAGCTTATCGCATTGTCTCTCCAACGAAGATTGAGTCTATCAAGTTTACAGACGAGTTCAAGTCCACATTGCCGGAGGGCATGTATTGGCCGAGCGTCTTTGCCGAAGCCGGTACAGTGACTAGCCTCAATTCGATCAAGGAAAAATATGCCTCCATCAACTGTCACTGGCGGAACATGGGGGTTGTTTTGATCGATGAGACGACTGGTCTTCGCACTAAGTTCCGCAATCCCAATTATGAGGACATCCGCCGTCTTCGTGGAAACCAGCCCAAGCTCCAGTTCCACTACCTGACACTGCGGAGGGAGCAAGGCGCGATCAACCGCTATCTAGCTGTCTTCCCGGAGCACCGCGCCAAGTTCTCCGATTATCGGGAGCAGGTTTACAAGTTCACAGACGAGCTATACCGTGCATATGTACGTGCCTTCGTGAGGAAGGAGGTCGCCGCCAGGGATCTTCCTTACCAAGTGAAGTGCCATGCCCACTCGCTCCATGAGCACTACGTCAATAATCTGCGAGCAATCGGTTCTTACATCGACAAGCGGGCGGTGATCGGTTACGTCAACGGTCTTCCTGCTGAGCGACTTATGTATTCGATGAACTGGACGGCCCGCGAGTGGGCCAGGAGCCAACGGGCCAACAGGTCTAGTGCTAGCCAGTCACCTGTGCAGGAGGGAGCAGAACAGGACCAGCAGGACCAGGAGGACCAGGAGCAAACGCTGGAGTAGGTTCCGGGACCGATTATAGGCTTACATATTTCTAATTGTTCGTGTCAAATAGAAATACTTATCCCTCGTCGCGCTACGCATCTACGCACTACGCATCTACGCACTACGCATCAGCAGTGTTGGAGAACGCGGATGCAATCTTGCGATACACCTTCTTCAAGTCCTCAACTGCGTCCACCAAGTAGGCAACTACTGCCGCTCTCTCTACTCTATCCTTGAATCCAATTCGAAGCATTGAATTGTCAATGTGAGGATGTGGTTTGAGGAACCCGCAGAAGGTGAGGTCTTTAGCCTTGTAATGCCTCTCGTACAGAACGTACTCGACGATCTTGCCCAAGGTATAGCCTTCGCCTTCCAGCTCAATATCGAAGCCGTTTTCCAATGTGGCTTCAGATGGTTTGATCATGGTTTCTTGTTCAGACTCAACCTTACCGCGGAAGTCGTCGAGCTTGGCGAGAATGATATGGGCTGCACGCTCAACCACATTCCTGTTGTCGAACTGTCCTACGGTCTCGACCTTGAAGTCGAACGAGTTGTCTTTGTGGTATCTCTGGCCTTCAAGTAGGTGCCAGTCCTTCTTGTCGTACTCGATTTGCTCCTCCTCGCGCCCTTCTTTTCGGAGCTCCTTGGCGCGTCGGTCCCATGCATCGGCGATAGCAACAGGGTCAGGAGTGGCCGCGTATGTTGCGCACGACACAACGTTGAACGCGCCGTCCTCTCGGGCTGTCCCGATGTCCAGCTTAGCCGTGAAAGCCAGCCTCTCGCCACCAATCTCCTCCGAGATTCTAGGTCTAAGCCGCACAAGATCGATGTAGTCCGAGGTCAAAGGATCGGACGGGAAGATCGCATCGCGCTCGTGTTGGGCAATGGGATTGCCTGTAGTGACGTCCTTGATGACCAAGTCCTTGGTCGTTACATATCGGATGGTATCAGAGTCGTTGGTCACGTCGAGTTCGATCTCGTAGTTCTCAAGAGGGAATGCAGTATCTTTTATGTGGATGGGTACACAGCTTAGCCGCTGCTTTATCAGCTCGTTGTTCATGCGTGTTGTGTTTACAGTAATGTCGACACGGCTCTCTGCGTAGGGGGCGGTTCTGAACACGACGCATGGCACGTCAGACAGCATAGTTCGCCTGAGTGCATTAGCGATGCTAACGTTCGCATCGGTTAGCGTGAACTGAAGCACACCTCTATCCTCTGTTTCGTTTGAGACAAGTGGGTTCATGATGATATACTATGCCGGCAGAATAAATCGTTAGATCGATTTTCCTGGAAATGAGTTAAATCAGCCGCCGCAATACGTGTAGACATAATAGATGAGCAGTGTTCTATATTACAGCAACTATTGTCAACACAGCCAGGAGTTGTTGAGAATCGTACGCTCCTCGCCTGTCCAGAATGAGATGCATTTTGTGTGTGTGGACAACAGAGTGCGCGGCCCGGATGGGGCGACATATGTTGTACTTCCCAATGGTGAAACGAAGGTTCTCTTGCCTCCAACCGTCTCCAAAGTTCCTGCATTGTTATTGCTGGATAGAGGACATCACGTTCTATTCGGGAAGGATATAGTCAACCACTTGAACCCGAAGATCGAGACCCAGAAGCAGGCCGCCGTACCTGCTCAGGCAGGAGGTGAGCCTATGGCGTTCGCGCTAGGAGCCGGCAGCGGGTTTGGGGTGGCCTCGGATACATATAGCTTCCTTGACCAATCGTCGGATGAGATGTCCGCAAAGGGACAGGGTGGCATGAGACAGAGTCATCATTACGTAGGCGTTGATCAGCTAGATGCTATCACTACTCCTCCTGACAACTATGAGCCGGATACAATCGGACAAGTTTCGTTGGAGCAGCTTAGACAGCAGCGGGATCAAGATGTGCAGATAAATCGTTGAGAACAGTCAGTTAAAAACTACGCAACTACTAAGAGAAATGGACAAGTCCACTATTCTGAAGACATTCAATAGCCATTTCGAGGAGTTTGTGGAAGATGTACGTGCGGTCTTCCCTGATGATGCCGAGATTGAGACCGCTGCTACCGCACTTGGGCGCTTGCGAAAGGCCAATCCGAGATTGATCATGCTCACTTTTAAGGAATGCGTGGCCGGGCCATACAGACAACAGATAGAGTCAGGGGATCTCAGGTTCTTCGTGAACAAAGATTACTCATTGGACGTCGACGGAAGTGGGCAAGGGTCGGTAATTCTAGCGAAGGTTGAAGCTCTGCGCACTCCCGTTGCTAGGATGTCTGAGGAATCCCAGGGTAAGGTCATGAAGTACATGCAGAATCTGGTCAAACTCTCGGACTTATACAATTAAGGTAGTGTGTCACTTAAACATATCATGAGCGGTTCTGTATACAATGGCAGAGGCAACCGCTGATGATAAATCACAGGAGTTCGGGAAACTCATTCGTGACATGACCACGGACATGTTGAATACTTTCCCGGAGTTGGCGAGTACGCTGGATCCACACCTGCGAAACATAGCGACGACCAAAGAGGGAGAGTTTCCTCAAGAGGATGTGCAAGCAGTCACGGAGTATTGCAAGACCGTATATCCAGAGAGATTCTTCGACATCCTGTATGAGAATGAAGACATCTTCGGACAAGAGAGCGAAGCTTCTGTCGCGTTCCTGCCGGGAATAGATTTCAAACCTCTTTGGGAAGAGAACCTTACGGATGGCACTAGGAAGACTATTTGGAAGTATCTCAAGTTGGTCCTGTTCTCAACCATCTCTGGGGTCTCTGATCAGCAATCCTTTGGGGACACCGCGAAGCTATTTGAAGCTATCGGGGAGGATGAGTTCAAGACCAAGTTGGAAGACACGATGAAGGAAATGCAAGAGATGTTGGAGGCAAACCAGCAGCAGGAGGGAGAGAGCGAAGGTCCATCAATGAGCCCCGGGAATCTGCCGTCTGCGCAGTCAATTCACGACCATGTGGCAGGTATGATGGATGGCAAGCTTGGTACTCTAGCGCGTGAGATTGCTGAAGAGACCGCTAGAGACATGCAGGTAGATTTGGAGGACGCAACTACAGCTAACGATGTTTTCAAGAAGTTGTTCAAGGATCCATCTTCTTTGATGCGGCTAGTTAAGTCGGTTGGATCCAAATTGGACGCTAAGCTGAAGTCTGGAGAGATCAAAGAGAGTGAGCTATTGGCGGAAGCGCAAGAGCTGATGCAGAAGATGAAAGATATGCCTGGTGCAGGGAATCTACAGGGGCTACTGGGAAAGATGGGGATGGGCGGATCCAAGCTGAACACCGGTGCGATGCAGGCCCATTTGGAGCGTCAGATGAAACTTGCTCAGACGCGAGAGAAGCTGAGATCGAAAGTTGGGGCTAGGCAGGAATCAGCGAAACCTACATTGACACCGGAGGAGATGGCGGCGGCAGAAGCGGCTGCGAAGAAGGCGGAACAGGAGCTTTTGGAGTCACTGGATGCCGAGAACTACGTGTTTCGCAGTGGAGGTGGGGCCGAGAGGAGTGGAAAGAGTGACAAGCCAGGCCAGGCAGACAAGAAGAAGAAGAAGAGAAAGAAGAGTAAGAAGTAGGCTCGCGATCAGCGACTAGAAAAAAGCTAGACTCTATATATAAGCATGCAGTCACCTTTCTGGCTCGATGATCCAACTATACTATTGCGAAGCGACAGAATCGGGCATCTCTGGCCGATGGGATTGATGACCCCAAATGAAAAGCTCAATGCAATCACCCGTTTAGTGATCGTGTTGACAACGTTGGGGTATTTGGTCACAACGAATATTCGCGTGGTCATAACAGGCGTTGTTACGCTTGTGTGCATCGCCATTCTGCACAAGGTGAATAAGCGCCGCGATGTGGAGGAGGAGATTGCCAAGACAGCCAAAGAAGGATTTGCTACGCTTCCGAAGAGCATTCTAAACCAGATGCACTACACTCGCCCCAAGGAGGATAACCCGGCAATGAATGTTCTGCTGCCGGAGATCAGTGACGATCCAAAGCGACCTCCTGCAGCGCCTGCGTTCAACAAAGCTGTCACCGAAGAGATAAACAAGGAAACCCAGGATTTCGTTGTGAGCAACTTCGATAACCAGACAGACATCGACAAGAGGCTGTTCCGGGATATAGGCGACACATGGGAGTTCGAGCAATCCATGAGGACCTGGTACGCTACCCCGAATACCCAAGTGCCTAATGATCAGAAGGCATTTGCTGAGTACTGCTATGGAGACATGATTTCATGCAAGGAAGGCAATGGAATCGCCTGCACGCTGCCTGGGGCCATGCCTCCGCACTGGATAGATGGTGGCAACCCGTGAGCATTCACGTTTAGCACAAATTATAATGTTGAGCGAATATATAATGGAGCCTATGCCCGGCAATATTTTCGATAGCACCACCAGAATAGGCGATGACTCCTGCGACCTGAGCCAGAGGAATGTCCAGAACGCAGAGGCCGCAACATATATGTTGACCAACTTCCGTCCCCAGTGCCCAATGGGTGATGCCGTGACTTTCGCAACCAGTCAGCCAAACGTGAACTTCACCGGCAGCCACCGTGTGGGGATCGGGGGATGCAACATCGACGTCGATTCCGCCCTTGTTATGAGTGAATTGAGCATGCCCAAGTGCAGGATCAGCCTATGGCAGCGTCCTTTCGCCACTGTGCCATACCTTGGTCGCGGGTCAAGCAATCCCGTTCTCGAGTCACATATCCAGCAAGGCGAGTTGGCAAACAACAAGAAGAGCATCAGCGGCATGTCTGAGTCTTCTCACCTGCAGCACAGCAACACACCCTTGATTCCGTCTTTGGAGGCGACCATCAGTAACCCGGCTAACCTGGTCGAGGGTGTTGCATCCGACGGATGGGTGCGTGGGGGTGTCCCCACCCGGGAGCTCACACGCGACCAAGACTACGCTCGTACAAGCACCGAGACGCAGTACATTTAAAGAGATCTACATAGATTCCGTATCGTAGATGGCGTACAATACGGACTTTCAGTGCACATATCATCTTCTGGGTCAAGACGAAGGAGATGAATCGGACGACCTGTATAGAAGTCAGTTTCTCCAAGCAGTAGGCCTCAAAGAATGGAATGACGATGACGTTGGTAGGCGTATCACAGAAATCCAGGAGAGACATGGTGACTCAGAATGGCTGACAGGTCTGGCTAGGCGCTTGGAGCCGACCAACGCCATGTTCTCTCTTATACCAGAGCCTATGCGAGAGGATGTGTTATTCACTCTGCTTTTTCAGTATGACCTATTTTGGGCGACACATGCCTTTCTGGTGGACCCATGTGCAGGCTCCAGAGCAGTGTTGCAGAACTTGGTTGCATCGAAGGTCGGAGTGTCAAGTGCATAATAATCTAAGCATAGTGTAGTAATGGCGTCAACATCGAACAAGAACACTCCAGGCAACTACTGCTTGCAGCAGAGGGCTTTCGCAGATTCGTTGAAGTACAATGAGTACGTGAACTCACAGTATGGTCATGCATATCGTCCAGGCATTCCTTGCCTTGGAATTACTCCAAGCCACATGCCTCGCGACACACTGTCGTCTAACCCAGTTGCCATCGAGTCTGCTCTTTTCGGCATAAACTCGACCAATTTGGTTGATCCTCAGAAGCCCGTGGTGCCGGAGCTGAAGACGGTTCCATCGGTGTCCTACTTCGACAGGATCCCACTTATTATGCCCCAGCCTTTAGTTCCTCAGGAACAGCAGAGACCCTTCCCAATCCCAGAGCGTGGGTAAGAACAACATTATTTATCTCGGTTGAATATATAATGTCGGGCACCAACAACGTGACAAGGGATGTCTATTGCAATTACGGTAGTTACCTGCGCAGTCGAGGCTACGATCAATATATGCAACGACTTGTAGAGGAACTGGAGGCGGGCACCATCCCCATTGGCGCAGTTAAAGCCAACCAAGCGGGGGAGGGAGCAACTGTGACCGGTACTCTCACTGTTCAGCCAAGCGATGCTTATACTGCGAACCAGCTGCCGGTGGCTGGCGCGGGTCAGGTCAAGGTAGAAGGTGGGTTTCTCGGTACCTCCACACAGTCTGCTTTTCCAAGCCAGCTTGGATTGGCCGTGAATAGAGGCTCGTTCATTACTGGCCCTATTGTTCAGTCAACGGGGGTGTCCTACACGCGCAATACGTTCAATGGTGGCGGAACAGCCGTGAACGAGTTCAATGCTAGGCAACACGTCTTTGGATCGGCCGGGACCGGTCTATCCAACGGATCGAGTACGACCGTCCGGATTAGAGGAGATCTCATTGTAGATGGAAGTGGCTCATTCGCTTCAAATGAAATCGTCGAGTCCTTGACAATTGAAGGAGGCTCAGGGTTCGAGGACAGGCTATTCATCATCTACGACGGTACGGGTGGAAATGGCAAAGATATAATGGATGTTTGGACTGATACATCGGCAAGCGTGAACACAGATCGCGGTACCTATGGCGATGACACGTACCGTTATGACCTGGGTTTCGCCATCGATGGGAACCCGACCGCTCCTGGGGTCGATCCATCGGACGGGGCCACCCAAGTGACTGGACATACGCGGAACCTCCGAGGCGTGACGGTGACGAGCCGCGGCCTAGGGGGAGTCATGGATATCGATTACAAGAGAACAGAGCTTGAATTGTCAGGGATTGCTCTTGACGTATACGGAATCACCAGTGTGAATCCAGGACCAACCTATGACGGCACTGACAAAGCGCCTCCCAGGGTCGACATCAGTGGGTCGGATGGCGGGATCAATTTCTTCATCGATAGCTTCAACAACGCCTACATTAATACGGATGGGACTGCCTCTTTCGTGAGCGTGGACGCATCTTTCGCTGATATCAGCGGTGGTAAGCTTTTCGTCAAGAGAGATCCTGTCAGCGGGGTTGATGCCTTCGAGGTAGACGGCCGTAGTAGATTCCGGGACATAGCCAGATTCCATGATTCAATTCACATTGATTCCACAAACGGTGCCAAGATTATTCCCTTCGCCGGTTCGTCTGGCACTGTGGTGATTGACGCTTCTGCAGAGATTCGAGGAGACATCAGTGGGAATCGTGATCTACGCCTCGGAGGAAACGCACTCATTGATGGAAGCCTGACCGTACTTGGCGAGACCTACATGGACGGAGGATTCGTAATCAATGGAGACCTGAGTTTGAACTCTGGCCTGAAGGTACAGGACTTGGGTAGGTTCTATTCGAATATCGTCGTAGATGGGTCTGCACAGATTGCCGATAAGCTCATTTTGAACGGCGACGCCAGCTTCAACGGCGCGCTTGGTGTGGCTGGCAACTCCACTCTGGGTGGGACCTTGGGACTAACAGGCACTGCTACTTTCGGGAGCACGCTTGCGGTTGACGGCGATGTCAGTATGAATGCTGCCTTGAAGGTCGGTACAGACTCAACTTTGAACGGCGCGCTTACCTTAACTGGTGATGCCTCACTCAACGGCGACTTGCATGTGACCGGAGATGCAAGTATGAACACCCTTCGTATAACGGAGACGAATGCGGCGGCGTTCGGACTACAGGTCCTCGGGTCCAAAGCACAATTTCGCAAGTCTGTATCCGTCTTCGACTCTGTCAGCAATTTTACCAGCATATCCGGAGGCACCATCACATCGGCAGGTGCCGACTGGCATGCAGTGGGGACGGGGCTCTGCCTACGAGTCACCGGGGATGCAAGCTTTAACGGTAACGTGGTTGTGACAGGCGACATTAGCGTGGATGGCACGTCTCAAGTGCGCGGTGGGTCTCTGGATCCAAGCTCAGGATTTGCATCCGTTGCGCTTGGAGTGTCAGGTGGAGCTTATTTCTCGGACTTGTCGGGAGGGTCACACACAGATCTGAGTTTTAACTCAAAACTATTCTGGCTAGGCGACCTTCCGTCTCATGGTGGATCGGGTCACGCCACAGTTGAATGGATTGAGGATGGCTCTGGGGTTGGATACCTGGCTAAGAAGGGATCTAGTAGACGTTTCAAATCCAACATCCAAACTGTTGGCGTCAACTACGCGTCGAAGATGTACAATGTCGACGCTCGTAGCTACTCAGATGCACTTGGCAACGGCAGATCAATCGGCTTCATCGCGGAGGAGATTAATGACGCAGGAATGCCCGAGTTCGTCATATTTGATGGGGCTGGGCAACCCGAAGGACTCTGCTACGCCGAGATGGTAGCCCCGCTCCTGACTCTTATCAAGGATCAGAAGGCTAGAATTGAGAAATTGGAATCAGACGTCGCCTACTTGCTAGAAAAAGCGGGCGGACGCTAAATTGGTATCACACTTTGTATAGTGTAATACCAATCAAGTGGTTAAAAAATCGAACTGCTGTCATTCACCAATGCTGTGGTACCCAAAACCTAAGAAAATGTGCTTATCAAATGGGTACCCGTATTCCGACGCGGATGGCCACCCCACTATTCCCTGTGCGAAGAGAAAGCTCACATGCGAGTTAGCCTTCACCAGCGGATGCAACGTGTGCATGGTGCCCGCCAGAGAAAAAGTGACAGAGATAAAAGTTGTTGTGCCCGACTGGTACATGGGAACCAAGACCAAGTGCGGCCAGGTCTTCGCGCGGCTCACGATAGGAATGTGCGCCAAGTGCTTAATTAGGGCCAAGATAGTGATGGAGACAAGTGACCACCTGGCTGTCGGAGAGGATGTGTATGAGTGCCTCGACAGGATAGAAGAAATACTCACAGATACTCGGTGGGACGAGTGATTAAATCGCGTGGTCGATAACAAACTCCCAATCGTCCAGCAGGCCGCCGGCAGCGATGTTGGGAGACTTCAGGCCCATGTCCAAGACGACCTCTGCCACAGGCAGTTTTTCATGGAGACTCCTATTGGACCCCAAGAAGTTCAATGTCTCTTGGTTTGCTATCCAATGAGCTATCCTATTCATCTGAGCCACTGTGTCCTCGGGGATGGGTGGGTCACTTGTGTTCCCGGCCCAGGCAGGCTCGGCGAACAGAGGAGGGTTCGGCGCGTTCACTAATGCGATCGCAATCACAGGCGCTCTTAGTCTCATTGTGTGTCTATGTATCAGCCAGGAGGGCATCAAACTGTTTCAAGTTTCTGAGCAACACACTTGTTGTCTTTTACGTATTTCTCTATGTCGATCTCAGATCGGTAGTCGAAGGTACAGGAATGAGTGGAAGGAAGGCGATGGGAAAGGCAGAATGTTTTACCGCATTTGCATGTGCAGATAATAGCGTCGGTCGCGGATATCCGCTTGTTGCAGTTTTCTACTGGGCAGCGTTGTTTAGCCATGTCTCTATGATCTACTTGTGAATGTATTTCTTACTCAATTTTTTGTTACAATCCAATGATATATGTACGCGGTGGCGGCCCCGGCCGCATTTCTATTGATTGCAACAGTGTCGGCGTATTTATGCCTTCGGAGAAAGAATGTCAGGTCAAACAAACAGAAGAAGAGACATGAGGGAATTGAGCATACAGACGAGGAGGCATGGATACTCCTGGAAGACGTGAAATAGTAGCACACTATACGAATACTAAGGATAGGTGTTCGCATAGTCTTATTTAGGGAGGGCCACCAGTGCTATGTCCGGCGGCCACAAGTTGGAGATCGGTACCAGCGGGCCTTTGCATGTAAAGAGGCTGACCAGAGTCACTTGACACAATGACCGGAGCAGTGGTCTGGGCCTGGTCGCGCGAATCGGAGATCCTTACGGCCTGGGTCTGGGACTTCTGCGGTTGCCTGAAGAGGAGCATGGCTACGATGAAGCCGAGAGCGGCGAACAGTGCTAGCTTGTAGGACTGGGAGATCATTTACATGTAGGGAGAAAAAGTCCTGATGGCCGGTCAGGTGGTCTAGGTGCTTAGATCCTGCGCAGCCGCGTTCCGTAGCATTGTTCTTTATCGTATTTGTAGGCCGCGTACCAGGCCAGGAGGGCGGTGAGTATGATGGAGATTCCGAATGCATGATGGTACCACGATAGCAAAGCGAAGCTGATAAAGGCGAGCACGAGGGAGATGCAGTATAGGAAGTGGGCCACCGACTGGTGGAACTCCGAGAGATAGATGGACTTCTGTTCGTCAGTTGGATAGTTCATGCGTGGGTGCCTACTGTGCGCCATGGGCTTCTGGCGGCAATTTTCTGACTAATATAGCATGCAGCCTCTCGCATCAAGGCCGCGACCAAAGTTATACCTCAGATGGCAGACAACAAAAGAAAACTGGTAAACGCAGAAAAAAGAGCTAAGTCATAGACCTATCGATGTCATAATGAGCAAATGGTTGCCCATATGCATGTCTCTGATAAATCATCTAAGCCTACCCCCTGTCTAGATTACTATAATGCAGCTCTATGGACTCTTGATTGCCTCCTTACTAATGGGTACGCACGCCTACACCTACGTATCAGATCTTAATTTGAATCAATACTCAGGGAAGTGGCACGAGGTGTACGAGGATTTGTTTGATCAAACATTCCAGAAAGGCGGTAGTTGCGTAGCCGCTGACTACACCCTTCTAGACGATGGGACTGTAGGGGTAGTGAATACAGAGATATACCCTAATGGGACGACAGCATCTATTACAGGCACAGCCTACTACGAAAAGGGACATAGCGGGGGCCAACTCACGGTAGACCTGGAGGGCGCTCCTATGGGCGGTGCACCTTACTGGGTAGTGGAACTAGGACCAGTCGTGAAGGACAAATACGACTACGCGATTGTGTCGGATAACGCAAAGATCTCGCTGTTTGTTCTGGCTCGCGATGTAAATAGATTCTTTGAGCGTTACGACAGGCAGGTTCTTGATTCTGTGGAGGACATGGGATTCACGAGAAAGTATAACATGCCTGTTCTAGTCAATCAAACTCATTGCGCGTAGCTAGGTCATAGACCTATCAATGTCATAATGAGCAAATGGTTGTCCATACGTCCACATCACGCTGTCTCCATACGCCCTTCGTCTTCTGGTCCAGTTATAAATCTGTCGACCTTCGCTGAAGAAACTGTTAGTCCTAGTAATAGCATGGTAACACATGCTATCCGGTATAACGCCTCCTCCTTGCGTCCTGCGCAGGAACAAGCCAGAGCAACCACCTGGGACGATTGGCTTTCCCAGCATGGTGATTTCCCCATGAATGGCGCGCCACCCACGCTCATCTCTATCTAACACGGCGGCGTCAAGTGCGATGCGCCTTTGTAAATGCGGGATTCCCGCCAAACCAGCAACGATATCCATAATTACACTTAGTATGGCTATCGTTTAAGTGGGAGCTGTCTCAACTCTGACTCGTCATCAGCATCTGAATCATCACTACCTCGGCCGCGCTTCCCTAGAGAGGATGTGATCGCGGCCTTCCAAATGTCTCTACACTTCTGATCCTGCACGAGGGAATTGATCTTCGAGACCAGTTTGTCTACCCTAGTTCTCCAATCAGCAACGCTCGGTGTCTTCACCATGACCTCGTCCCCATCTGGTCGGTCATAACCAAGAGACTCGTAGAAACCTGAAATGCCGCTGTCGTCATCAAGAGTAAGTACGTCAGCCCCAGCGCCAATCGCAATGCATTCGCATACGAGCATGAGCATAGTGCCCACACCACATCCCTTCAAATCGAGGTCCACTAGCTGAGCAGGGCCATGAGACCAACAACCCACAACTACCGTAGTTACACGCGCTACCTTCTTGTCATCTTCAGTGTCTATGACCATCTCGGCAGAAATTGAAGCTTCGCCGCGTCCACCTCCATGGTCGCCGTGTGCACAGTTCATTTCAGTGCCGTTCCTAGGAATCAAAGAGATAATGTAGATAATCGCATCATCTGCTTGCTTCTCTTCGATATCCAGTCTGAAACTTTCGCCAATGTGCTCCTCAAACGTATGAACGCAACGATTCATTATCACTAGTCTATGTCCACACAATTCCTAGACGTTCTCGTCCTCGGCCTCGACTGTGTGGATAACTATGTTCTCGTCGTCGAGTGCACGATGCAGATCGGTGGGCGCTTGAAGAGCCGGGGCCTCAACGCGCTCAACAGGCGTTTCCTCAAGGGTTGCTGGATCTAGCACGGGCACAGATGTGGGTGCGGCCGCAGGTCGAGGGTCTGTAATAGGGGCCTGAACAACACCAGCCTCGGATGGCGGTGCGTTGCCGGACTGTGCGGGGGGCTCGTTGCCACCGGCCCAGGATTCGTGGTCGGACCCAGGTGGAGGGCTTTCTGTCGGAACGGTCTGAGTTCGCATGGCCTGAGTCCGGATGGCTTGAGCGAGACGTTCAGTGAAGACGAGGTTGGATGGCAACTGGCTCTGTGGCTGCTGCTCTTGGACAATATGGTATTGGATTCCTCCTGCAGCGCGCTGCATTGGGTAGGACTGTGAAGTGACATTGAAGCCATTGTATGGGGTGAAACCCTGTGTCGCCCCAGCTGAGAGCTTGGGCTTCTTCTTCTGATACACCTTCCCCTTGTCCTTGAGGTACTCGGCGGTGGCCTTTGCATGCTCTAGGAACTGCTTATCAAGATCAAGCTTTGCCTTCTTGGTCTCGAGGTACTTCGCTTTGGCTGCGATGACCAACGAAGATAGCTCGTTCGTATCGATGACCTTTTCAAACGCATTCGTAATGCGCTGCTTTCGTGTCACCAACTCAGTGAGATTGCCCAGCAATATCCCATGCTGGGAGGCCCAAGCTGCCACATGGGAAGGACTGATTCCGCTGTCCAATATGTTCTCCGGATTATCAGCTGCCACCGCTACACTGGTCCACAATTTATCGCTCACATAAGGCCCTAGCTGGTCGTCGCGATGACTCACTTCACTAATGAAGTCAGCACACTGATCTCGGAGATTGTGGATGGTCTCACGCTTTTCATCGAACTTTTTGTATTTGGCAATGGCAAGAACCAGTCCTGTGTAAGTGGCGATGGTCAGAGAAGTGAACTGAATTGCCACGGCGTTGATGCCCATCACGCTGCTACCTGCTTGGAGGAAGGCTGATAGGGCAGACAAAACGATGATGGAGATTTGGATGAAATCAGTGTAGCGTGCAAAGCGCAGATAGCGCTCGTCCAGGAGAGTGACCCGCTCCTTGAACTCCTCCTTGAGAACTGTATGGAACTCGCGCCACGCCGAAATGTGGAGAGCGCACATGGCATAGTATGGATGGGCCTTGACTTTCTGGGATAGGGACTGCATGAGCAATTCCATCTCATTGTTGTCCGCGTCATCGTCCTGGACGGAAGGTGGACGATTAGTGGGTTGCTCGGGCATGATGTTGGCAAATGGGCTGGAGTCTTTATATGTATACGTCAAATCATATCAGCACGGGCTGAAATGATTAAAACAAGATGATTACCGCGACAAGAGCAACGCTAAGATGCTTAGTTGGAGTAGGCAAGACCACCCATACCACTCATCACGCGGAACACGTTGTAGTTGGTACCGTAGACACGCACCTTGGCAGTACGGGTACCCTCAACGGTAGCGTTGGAGAGCACGAGCTGAAGGGTAGCGTTGTCAATACGGGAGAAGTTGCAAGTGCCGGATGGCTGGTGCTCCTCAGGGCGCAGGGCGAAGGAGTACACGTTGATACCAGTGTCCGGGTTGCGGGTGTGGTGCTGGTAGGGCTGGACCAGGTCGAAGTAGGAGCCCTCACGCTCAGAGAAGCGGTCCTGGCCGTTCAGCTGAAGCTTGGCGGTCACAACCGGGTTCTCACCCCAGCAGTGCATGTCCAAGGCAGTCTCGGCAAGCACGAAGGAGCCGGCGTCAGAGACAGCGGACAGAGAAGCGCTGCCACCGTCACGGAAGCCCTGGCTGTCGGCACCGACACCAGCACCACCACCGGCGACGGAGTAGTCCCAGTACTCGAAGGGAGTCACATCGGCAGCACCGGCATCGTGGAAGAGGCCAGAGGCGCTGATGTAGTCAGAGGCCGAGGCACCAACGGCATCCTTACCGGCGAAGGCATGGAGAGCGTTGGGAAGAGCATCAACTGCATCAGTGTAGTTGAAAGGCTGGGCACCCAAGATCTTGTACAGCAGAGAGCCGCACTCGAGGGAACCGCAGTAGTCCACGTTCTGATCAGGCTGGACAACCCAGACCAACTCCTTGACGGGGTGGTTCAAGTTGAGGCGGATCTTGTTGGAAGAGGAACCAACAGACTCGTCACCAGTGAACTGGAGCTGCTCAATCAAGTACTCGTGGGGGTTCTGGGCCATTCTGCGGCGCTCGTCGGTGTCCAAGAACACGTAGTCGACGTAGAGCGAGGCAGCAACCAGGGACTGGTTGTAGGGTGTGGTGCTCTTGGCAGAGCCGCTGGAGCAGCTCAAGTCCTTCACGGCCCACAGGCACTCATCAATTGGGCGGATGTCCAAGTTGATCTTGACCTCGTGGTACTGAAGGGCGATCAAAGGCAGAGCAAGACCGGGGTTACGGCAGTACCAGAACTGGAAAGGCACGTACAGGGTGGTCTCAGGCAGAGCATTGCGGGGAGCGCACACCTGGCGGGGAGCGCTGCTATCGCAAGGACCATCGACGTTGGCGAAGGTGGGGTCAATCAGGTAGGTAAGCTGGGTGGTGTTACCGACCATCTTGTAGTACCCACGCTGTTGCTCAGAGGTGAGGGTCAACTGGTTCCAGATGTGCATCCAGTCACCGTACTGGCGGTCAATGCGCTGGCCACCAACCTCGACCTCAACCTGGGCGATCATCTGCTCACCGGGGAAGTCCAACCAGCGGGCGTACACACCGTTGTCACCGCTCTTGGCCATACTCTGGTTGATCTCAGGAAGAGTCACCTGGAAGTAGGTGCGGTAGGCAAGATCACCGTTGCGGCTGATCGTGCAAGTGACACGGCGACCGAAATCGGCCTGGCCGTTGAATGTCTGTTCGATGGATTCCATCGCGAAGTTGGTGTGGCGACGGTAGGTCACCTTCCAGAAAGTGATTTGGGGATTACCCGTAAGGTACACGTCCTGTGCACCGTAAGCGACAAGTTGCATCAATCCACCTCCCATGGTTATAGTATTGCTAAAGAAAAAAATGTGGGCGGATCGCACTTTTTTACGATCCCGAAATTGAGAACCCTTTCTCTACAAACTGTTGGAGGAAATCTTCTTGAAAAACCTCGCGCTTCCCTTCATGCTTCTTGGTAAAAATGTACTTGGATCCCTTGTTTTGGACCGTCCAACCTTCTTGAACCGCGTTGTAGATGAAAAGCATCTTGTTGAAGGTCTTCTGGTCCATCTGAACTCCTTCTTTGCGTCTTCTAACAACAATCTCCTTGGGTGAGTCCATCTTAGGAGAAAGGCAGAAAAGATGGCCGCCCCCTTAACGATTTGCTCATGAATTGGATTAAACAGAGACATGTTCCTCTAGTATATGCCCTTGTTCAAGCCTAAAAACAGTAAGAAGATTGTTGTGTCAGAGAAGGCTAGTACTACTCTAGACAGTAAGCATCGTCAAATACTGGAAGGCATATCTCACGATGAAGAGGTTACCCTTCCCGCCCTCATTGAGGAGAAGGAAGATATCAAAAGTTCACTTCGGGGAAAAGGGCTATCGATTGATAAGGCCCTTGAATTGAAAGATCGGCTCGCTCAGGTGCGTAGTCGCATTGCCGAGATTAAGAAGGCGAGAACCGACTACTATCTTGACAATGCTCAGTATGTATTCGAATACTTTGAGACCAAGAAGAAGATCGCTAGTGGCGAGAATAAGACAACCGTCCTGAATAACTTCTTCAACGTCAAGACCGAAGCCGACGTTGCTGAAGATGAAGAACGAAACACAGTCCAACAGTATCTAGCTAACGTCGATGAGACATTCGTGGACATGTCAGACTATGTCATGCCAACCGATGTATGCAAGTCCTGCAACAAAGGAGAGTTGATTCCTGTCGAGCACGAGGGCATCATGGTCTGCAATCACTGCTCTAAGAGCATCCGCTATCTAATTGAGAACGAAAAGCCGTCCTATAAAGAGCCGCCCAAGGAGGTATGCTGCTATGCCTACAAGCGTATCAACCATTTCCGCGAGATCCTCGCCCAATTCCAGGCCAAGGAGACCACCCAGATTCCTGACGAGGTCCTTGAGGATATCAGACGGCAAATCAAGAAGGAAAGGATCAAGCTCAGTCAAGTCACCAACAAGAAGGCAAAAGAGATTCTTAAGAAACTAGGGTACAACAAGTACTATGAGCATATTCCGTTCATCAAGGACAAACTAGGCATCCGCCCTCCAGTCATGAGCCCGGAGCTAGAGGAGCGGCTATGTAGTCTGTTCATGGAGATTCAAGCTCCTTACGCTAAGTACTGTCCAGAAGATAGAGTGAACTTCCTTAACTATTACTATACCATCTACAAGCTATGCGAACTCCTAGACCAGACCCAGTTCCTTCCATTCTTTCCCATGCTCAAAGACAGAGAGAAGATCATTGAGCAAGATGCAATATGGAAGCCTATATGTGGGGAGCTGAATTGGGAGTTTATCCCTACCGTCTAATTTGGGTCGCGTTCTCGTATTCTCTTCTCCAATGTCTCTTTGGCCTTTTGGTGATTAGCAACCTGTCCAAGCATTCCTCGTATTCGCTCGTGGTCTGCAGTGCGATCCGACTCGCCTGACAGGAATAGGTAAAATCTCGCTTCGCGTGTGGTCTTGACTAAAACGATCTTCTCATCCTCTTGGCGCTCTAGTGCATCGACTGCTAGGGACAGATCCCATACCTCTAATATAGGGAACCAGGTCTGGAGAGTCTCTGCTTCACCGGACTTGTAACCGCGTGCGTTGGACAATAACCAAGGAGACATGATACATACAATATCTATTTGGAAATCCTTCATAAGACGTGACATCTGTCTTATGAATGTTTATAGTTCTGGTGTCGCTTACATGCGCGGGAAACCAACCAAGTTGGCGCCAATACCGAGGCCGGCACCACTGCGGGCCTGCATGCTCATGCTTGGCACGTAGGTGTCGAGGATGCTGAAGGTCGCTGCGGCAGTCAGAGCGATCAGAGCAATCTCGTCCAAGGCCAATGAGCGCTTGGGGATAGCGAATGCAGCAAGAGCCACGAACAAGCCCTCAATGAGGTACTTGATGGCACGCTTAAGAAGTTCACCGAGGTTCAATCCGTCCATGCTTATAGTGATACGTTAGATAAAAATATCTGATGCGTCATAGGCTTAAAAATAGTCTCCTAACCAATCCTATATGTCTGCACCCAAAGGAGTTACAACACGTGAAACGCAACCTGGCGTAGCCAATCCCAAATATGTGGATGTGCTGGATGAGGACAAGCCGATCGCGGGCCAGAAGTTCGCTTGCGTGTCCTTCTTGTCCCCCGAAAAGATTGTCAAGGATCGGAATACATTTATGTTTGGGGAGTTCCTTAAACAATGGGACATGCAGAAGTCCATGGAGAAGTTCACCCAATTCATGAGCTTCATTTCCTTCAAACATGGTGTCTCTTTTGATGCTCTGACTGAGGACTTGAAGGAGTTCTGCAAGGAAGAGCGTGAGAAACTGTTTGCCACGAGCCTGGAGGACGAGTACAAGAACTTCTTGGATACCAATGAGGACCGCCTTGAGGCCGAGTTCGGTGAGCAGCACCAGTTCCAGACGAGTACACGTGGCATCAAAGTGCGTGGTTCTTTCCCAACCCAGCAGGAGGCCGAGCTTCGTTGTAAGCTTCTCCGCGAGGTGGACCCCAACCATGATGTGTATGTCGGTCCTGTTGGCATGTGGATGCCATGGCATCCTGAGGCCTACAAGACTGGACGGGTCGAGTATCTGGAGGACGAGCTCAACCAGCTTATGCACGAGAAGAACAAGAATGAGGCTACCGCCAAGCAGGAGTTCGAGAAGCGCGTGCGCGAGGCAAAGGAGAAGGCCATCGAGGACAACAAGAAGAAGGCCTTGGAGAGCGGCAACGTTCTGACGCAGACGATTGATGACCAGGGCAATCTGGTTGGCGTCCGTAACGCGGCCACTGTGGACGGCCGTCTTGGTGAGTCTGTGAGTGTGGCCGACGTGAGAAAGGAACTATTTGAGTCAGAGAATGTCGTTATTGATGGTAACAATGACCGCGGTCTTGGTCAGGTGCTTGAGAACAAGGCAAAGGCTGAAGCCGCTGCTGCGCAGGAATCAATTCAAGTAACCGAAGTCGATTCCAGCTCCAAGGAGGACTAAGTTTTTTCATCATGAATAATGTTTCATAATGAAATAAGTTGCCGACTTCTAGCCTGTCATGTTGTAAGTGAAGTTTACTGTGACACCGAGTTGGGCGTATCCTGGATTGGACGGAGCTGGAAGAGAGGCAGTTCCATACTTCTCATATCCAAGAGTACTTGTCCCGAGATTTACTTCGGTGCTCGTTCCCGCCACCGCTCGCTCGACGACGAACACAGTCCATGGTGTGCCTGCTGCGATTGGGAAAGGTTTATCTAATTCCACACATACCGGTTGAACATCCGTGTGGTCCGACAAATTAGCTGGGGCGGAGTTGCTTAATCTAGTAAATGGCATGTACTGACTTCCCATTGAAATAGCCGTACCTAGATTACGCTGGAACTTGCTGACCCTCACTGCCGTCGCGGTAGGGTTCGAGTCAAAATCCCAGGAAGAGTCAGCAGCTACGCTGTTCGGGATCCACGCTGCTGATGCGTCGAACCAAGTTGATCCACTATTGCCACTAACTTTACCCCATTGAGTGCTGAGATTCTGATATGTCCCCGATACGGGCCCGGGGATACCCACCCATACCTCAAATGATACCTGGTGATTAACCGTTGTTCCCCCACTCAATGCAGAGGGTGTATGATTATAATGGACGAAAGGGTGAATAGTCACGGAATTAATCCAAATGTCAAAGGACTCTTTCTCAGGGTACATACGCAAGAAATCCCCGGATGAAATGCTATCAGTCGCGAGCACCTGATCCTCTCTCGCTACATAATGATATGCATAGTCACGTCCGCTCGTGCTACCCGTGGCATTCACCGTGTTATAGAAATCTCCCGCAAGCCGCCTGACAGTGAGATTAGCTTGGAAGTTTCTGGTTTGTGATTGCATGATTGATTGATAGCGAGGATCAGACGCAGCAAGCGAGCTCTGGGGTACAGAAAATATCACTCCGTACTTACTAAGCGGCAAGCCTCCGGTGGGCTGAGCATAAAACATTTGACCCATTTTATCTGTGTCATCCAGTGAAGTAACTAAGGATGTACCTGCGGCGTAGGTCGTATTCCATGCTTGCAGCGGCTCCGCTAGCTCCACGCAGTATCTATACGTGGCATCACCAAGTACGAGGCCAGGCACCGAAGCTGAGCCATTCTGCCTATTACCATAAAGTCTGGCTTGGTCACGCCCCTCAAGCACTAGATCACCGCCTAAGTTGCCTGTATTGCCGTCCGCCGTCGTGCCAGAGCTAATCGTTACTGTATCGCCTCCTCGGATAACAACGTCTCGGCTAGTCGATGACGTACCAAGAAGAAGGTCGTCCCCGAATGCAGTACCATTTGCAACAATAGATACCTTATCGCCTGAAACATCGAGATTGCCGCCAGATCTGACTGAAATGTCTCCAGTCGTCGTTAATAAGGACATGCTGCCCTCAGCCGACATAGATACGTCGCCATTGGTGGTCCCGGTTATGTTGCCGCCCGCTGATAGATCAATGTCTCCTGTTGACCTGATCCTTATATCTAAAGGGCTATCAGCACTAGATTCATTTGTTATAAGTCCGGTGCTTGTTGCAGGGATCATACTTAAATCCAACACGTTATCGCTCGGATCACTCACCCGAATCAGCCCACCGTCCGACATGACATTTCCAGAATAACAGGTAATGTCTCCACCACTCACTGTGATGCCTACTCCTTCGTAATATTGTGGCAAGGTTGTAACGCGACCAGTGTTACGGTTCTGACTCGGGGTCGTCAGTGTAACCGTTGAATCAACAGGAACTGTGGTGAATGTTGACAATGCACCAGGTACAGCGGCATTGTAGCTCTGTGGAATGTTCGAAAGATCAAGAAAGGAATTAGCCGGTACTGGCTGCCATCCGGGGTTATTGGTAGAATCCATCATCATTAGGTAGTATGGGTTGCTTGCACCTACCAGCCCAGCCGCACCCACCTGAAGCTGGAGCACACCACCCTGATATGTAGAACCGCTCGCTACGCGAACTGCTTTAAAGGGTAGAACGGAGCTTCCGTATCCGCTTACCTTTACATCCAAGGAGATACCCCTACTGTACTCTTGTGTCACGAAGATATCAAGACATTGATGCAGGCCAGACAACCTATCTTGGACGCGGAATTGAGCCTCACCCCTCATCGCCGCGGTGGCATTATTAACATCGGGTCCAACCTGTGCAATCGTTACCCAATCATTTGTCGTTGGGCTGGGGGCGAAACCATTCAAGTAAAACTTGAGCACTTTGGTCTTTATCTGTGGATCCACAACAGAACCGATTGTTAGATCGTCGTTTATGAATTGGGAATCTGTCGTAGACGTTACAGACGTGAATGTGGTGGTATCAAGCGTTCCAATCGACCCTGTCAAAGCACTAAGACCTTGAATGTTAGCTCCCGATGCATCAAGGTTTTCAAAGTAGCTGCTGTCAGCTGTGTCAAACATCAAAGTCTTCGTCGTCAGCGAAGCCTTGACCTGGGAGGTACCGACTATAGAGACGGACGACACCGATGTATCCGTATGGATGAGTGGATTCCACCAGTCAATCGTAGGAATGCTAGGGCTCAAAGGCGTGGCGAACAGCGGGTCAACGGTTTGATTAGAGAAGTCAGGAACATAGGGTACGTTCGCGTCGTTCTCATAAAGATCTACATTAAGCACCTCGAATGTATACCCGGTATTAGTGTGTCCCTGGAGGAATGCATAGTATTGATATTGTCCAGTGCCGACGCCGCCCGTAGGAAAATAAAGGAGATTATCCACGATTTCAATGAAATCAAAAATGGCGGTGGATCCCTTCACTATGTTCTCCGTGATCAGGAGGCGAGCCTTCCTATCCGTGAACGTAGTGAAATTACCACCAGAACCATAGGTTCCCTTCGCGCAGTACGAGGCATATCCCTCAACTCTCTGCGAAAGCCCTGTGTCTGTCCGTGCGAACAATACAAAGCGGTTAGAAACGTTGATGTTTACCTCTTGGTTATTCTGATAGTAGTCTTCGTTCATTGCAGCGTACGCACGAGTCAATGTTATATAGGATGCAACATTGGGTGAAGGCGTGAACGGGGTCGAAGATAGGTTAGCCCTCCAAAGGACGCCCGCTCCGCTAATGTCAACAAAGCTAAATGAGGCGTCACCGCCTCCGCCACCCCCTGTAATACCCTTGTCACCTGTGTATTTGATATACGAAAACCTGAACTCTTTACTTGGGGAAAGGGTGTCCGCTATGTCTGCCTCATCTCCATACAGCTCGAGGTAGCCTGACTTGTTGTCGAGCAGCCAATAGTTTGGTGCCGACCACATGCCCACTTCAACGTAACTAGGATCCGGCGGGTTAAAAGCCGGGTCATACACGTACAACACGTGGTTGTAAGAGTTGTAAGACTGATCGTACTTGAACGGAATGGTGTCTCTCAGCTGGCTATTGCCAGAGCCGTCGTCGATGAAGTAGGACTTGATCGTCAAACCAGTTACCTCAGAAAGAGTCCTTCTATGGTAGTACGTTAAAGAAGGGGTCAGCTGAATCCCAGATGCAGGTACAGGGGTTTCCCCATAAGACGCGTCCAATGCAGGTGCACCATAGACATAATAGAAGCCGAAGTTGTATGAGTAATCAGCCAAATCGCTGGGAATGGAGTCGGCCAGAATGTCTTGGTTAAGGATGTTCGGGCGAAATGCTTTTATCTGCTCTGCAAACGTGTTCTCCTGCAGTACATTCGCCACACCTGTGAACTCCTTGAAGAGTAGATCAACCTTTTGTCCATCAGTTGGTTGTGTCATATGTACTATACCCTGACAAAAACATGCATGATTTACGTTGCAATGGTAAGCTGCAAATCATGTCTCTACGGGAAGGACACAGCTATGGACTTGATGCTGTTCTCTCGGCCATTTGCCAAGCCAATGGAGATCTCTAGCGTGGTGGTACTCGACCCCGTCGTCTGGTTGAAAATATGGTAGAAGAATCCTGTCGGGATACCGGCACCAGATCTTGATGTGGGATCAAAGGAGCCTTGCGAATTGAACCCGGCAGCGGCATTGTACCTGAGCTGGCCATCGTAGCAAGCTCCATAGGTCGGATAAGAAGTAGCTGACCCGGAGAGCACCTCTGCATGGAAAACATAGTAGCCATCCGGATCTCCTGATCCACCCGCAGGGTCCACCTGTTGGGCCGCTGCGTTATCGACGTCCGTTATTGTCAGTCCAAACTTGCCTTTACCGGAGGGTACGTTAACTTGGAATGTCACAAACTTCAGTTTTCCGCTCACACCTGACGTGGATGAAGTCGTGGAGTTGTTGGCCCACCAGTTTCCTGCTGTGAAGAGAGGTCCGTAAGAGTATCCTGCTGTGAGTTTGCTTGAATAGTCACGTAGGACAAAGCCTGGATCGTAGAACGACGCTGTGTAGTCAAGGTACGGGTTCGCTTGTCCCAAGGTACCGGACAGATCTCCGGGTCTAAATGCTCCGTTGCACCACATGAGGGAGTTGTTGCATAGGTCGACGGTATGATCGAACGGGACAGGCGGATCCTGTGGTCCGTTATTAGGAATCACCTCTAGGAGTGCCCTCGAGCTGCCCTGGGACCCGGAGAAAAAACCTACCGTTTCCGCATCTAGCGCAGTCGTTCCCGTGGCGGCCTCACCATCCCATGTATAATCCCACCACATCTGTCTGTTTGCTAGACCGAAGGAGACATCTCTCGTCTCCTGTAAAGTCGAAGGCACCCAGGTCACATTATTGGAGTAATCCACTTGTATAGTGAATTGTGCACCCGATGCATCTGAGAACGCTCTTGAGTACTGTCTGTTGGGAGATCCCTCCTTCCATGCCAACGCAGAGTATGTCACTGGTGGATTGATGTTCTGAGATACATCGGGTGTCCACGTGGCCGGGGTCTGTGCTGAGACGATCGAGTTGCCACCATTGTTGGCAGGAACCGTCTGGCCGCGCCTATAGTAGAGACTAGTCCTAGCGATCGTAAGCGACGGACGCCAGAATGGATCCTTTTTGGAGATGTTGAAGGAGAAGTCGATTGGGGTAGTACCAAGATCAGGAGAGGGACGCCTCTGACCGAAGAAGGAATTGTTTAGAGAGACAGTAGGATTAGTGTACGCATTCTCCGCGTACACAACATCCACGCCCGGCCTCTGTGCAACTGCGAATCTGAAAGTTGCATCACCACCCTGCTTCTGATAGGTGGAGGTCGCACCGTCAAGCACGAGCTCTTGAATACGTAAACAATACTTCTCGTAGCTATTGTTGCATATATCCGGGAACACAGGCAATCCAACATCTAGGACTTGTGCGCTGCTGATTGTAGAATCTGTGTAGTAGCCGTGTCCCTTCCATGTATCAACGGCTAGCGAGGAACCCTCCGCGGCAGTCGCAACGATGTTAACGTGAGAGGATCCGCCCGTGATGCTCATATCTGTATCTTTTAGGTAACCAACGACCACATTCCCAGATGTCTCATAGGAATTAGAAGGCAAGTTATTCGAGCTGAAGTCGCTCTGAAGATACGCGACCGAGACACCTGAGCTATCCAGCCCGATGTAGCTAGCGTCGAGGTTGCAGGCGAACTCCGAGGGCAGCCCTGTAAGGATGAAAGTCAGGTCTGGGTTCCCAGGCTTCAGGAAGTATACGTCATCAATGAGTGTGGTACTGGTCGTTGGGTAGGCGTCAGCATAACTAGCGTCTGTCGGGACACCGGGGTTTGGGTGGTTCGTAGACATTCCCGTGGTGCTGAGTGGTGAGGTGCTGGCTTGCGCATCATTCCGCGTTGGTATGCCTGTGATGATTGTGTCGTTTCCAGAAGGATCAGCGTAGGCTCTCACGTTTGAGAAATCATCAGTGTTGTTTCGCATATAAAACCCGGAGACGTCGTATTGGGTCTCAGGCGCCCACCTCATCTTGGCAATACCCTCGATGTCTACTGTGAAGCTACTCTGAAGCGTGCCTAGGCTCTCATATGAAGAGTCAAGCGGAAGGGATGACCATCTATCAGTAGGCATCTGCCTCGACGCAAGTACAGTCTCGGCTGATATGTCGAATCCATAATATACCTCCAGACCGTAAGCCGGGTTAATGGGGAAGGGAAATACACTGCTCGCGTCGCAGGAAGACAAGTCGTTGTAACCAGAGATGTCCAAGCTGTTATAACTAGAATTGTAGAAGTAGATCTCAGTGGGCTGGGAAGGAGGGCCAAACGAACCAAGAGTGATGAACTCACCAGATATGGCAGGGATGTAAAGATAGTTGTAAGATGCCTCACCGCCATAGAGTGGATCCTGCACAGTATTGGTTCCCGTGTTGGTGAGGAAGATCCTGAATTGATATCCACCTCCGGTGGCCAGATTGGCAGAAAAGAGGTCGTAGGGAGGTTGTGTGATCGTCCCACCAGTAGTGTTGCTCAGGTCACTCGCCGCTCCCACCGTGCCACCAAGCACATGCACGCAGTTTACTGTGGGCGGTATGAAGGAGGAGTTGGCCGGGAACTGAGGCCTATTGAGAGGATCCTGTGTACCAGTGGGAAGATAGCTCAGATCAAACCATCCGTCAAGTAGAGAGGCAGAAGAATCCGGTGAGAACTGGCGGTACTGGACACGGAGCTCTTTGAAATTAGGGAGTTTGTCGGCTGCCTCCTGCGTCACCACGTGATTGGAACCACTTTGGTAGGTGTAGTTCAATCCGAGAGGAACGGCAGACTGTGACTGTGGTGGGTTATTCCAAGACAAATCAATGTACACAGCGCTTGTTGTCACAAGAGTACCACATCCATCAGTTGGGGCAAGAGGCTTATCAAAGAAATAGTAGGACAAGTCTGCATTTCCACCTGATGTCGACCCTAGGTTCGTGACAGTGACATCTGTGCCGGAGAACGAAAGGTCAAATCCAGACGCGTCGAAGTATACCGAGCTTACGTCTTGTGCTGAGGCGTCGTTATATCCTACTCTGATGGTTCCATCGCCTCCGCCCCCTCCGGTTCCTGCCGCACCCTTACTTCCCTTGTATTTGATAAACGAAATCCGGGGCCTGGTTTCCTCGAAGGAGGAGGCTGCGCCCTGATCCACTCCTTGGCTAGAAAGGCTAGACGTTGTCTGGTAGAGCTGCAAGATTCCGGTGGCGGAGTCAATAACCCAATTCACTTTGGAGGGCGTGGCTTGAGCCTGGTCTACCCATGTCGAAGTACCGGAGTCGTAAATCTCCACTATAGGTGTGAACATGTTCGGGTCCAAATCATTGTATAAGAAAGGAATCATGTCTCTGAGGAGGTTATTGTCGCTACTTCCAGTGCCATCGCCACTAGGGTCACGCAGCCACCATGCCTGACTTGTTGTCTGGGTGGGCTCAAGGTAGACCTTCTTGTAGAACCGCAAAGGGAACTCTCCACCGCCGGCCGACGGAGATGCAGACAGATCATAGGCCGATATGGTCTGATCACCAACGTCGGTGTTCCAGCTGCTGTCAGCCCATGTACCGCCGACATTGAAATGCATGTTATACAAGGAGTCCGACAGATCAGTAGGCACATGTTCTGAGAAGATATCCTGCTGAAAAACGTTTGTAAGTGACTTCTTAGCTTCTTGTGTGAATCTTCTTCCAGGGTTGCCAGGGAACACTATTGCAGTCTGTGCTACCCCTTCGAACTTTTTGAAGAGAAGATTGACCTTGTTTTCGGTGTTGAGTAGGTCAGACATATATAAACCCATACGATTTTAATCATTATGAAAGATCGTATGGTTCCAATTAAGTCGTGCCGAAGGTGACGGTGATCTTTCTCACCTCGTCAGTAAACACTCCCACAGCCAGATGACTGTAGATGCTGTTGGCAGTGTCGATGCGCCTGATGTTGTAAGTGGTTTTCGTTGTGTCGAAATTGCCGTTGAGAGCGCCTTGCGCAGGCTGCGCCTGTCCCTGAATGAACGTTCTGAGGGATGCCACCGGCGCTAAGTTCTTATTGGCGCAATCTAACCAAGGGGAGTACGCTCTAGTGATGGAAGCCGGGCTCCAAGTGTAAGCACCAGTAGAACCTGACTGACTCTCCTCGCGATAGAACAAGGCGTAGTCGTCTCCCAGTGTAAGCGCACCCGCAGATCCGTCCACCACCACTCTCATTGAGCTCGAGGAGATCCCTAGCGGTATCCTTACATAGATCCACTTCAACTTCGTGTAGTTAAGGGTCTTGGCCCCAGAGGTGTTGTAGTACACATTGGTGCCATAATTCACGGTCTGCGTCGTTCCACTGTTGTCGAATCCGCTGTAGTCCGCAACCTGACCGAAATAGTCAGTAGAATAATCAATGTAGGGGTTCTCAGCGACAGGTGTGTGACCAGCTTCCTTCCACCCATCGTAAGCCCAAACGGCTTGATTAAAAACGGCCTGGATGCTGTGGCTGTATGCGCTGGTGGGAGCGCTTCCATAAGAGCAATCGAACGGCGATAAGCTTCCAGAGCCTTGGATCTCCCTGAGAGTGTTCGTGGTGTTTGCAACACCGGCAACAGATAGAATCGCGGAAGGTGGTACAGGATTCGATCCGAATGCCCATGTGTAGTCCCAGTACAATGGTAGACCATTGAACGAGATATCATTCTGGATGGTCGCTGGGGTAACCGCACCACCTCTCGTTACGTTGTTTACAGCGCTGACGTCGATCCTGAACTGGTTACCAGCTGTCATGAATCTGCTGTATTTCACGGTCCCATAGTCCGGTGTGTAGTCCATCATTAGCGAAGAGCTTATCCCTCTGTTTACACCCGTAAATGGGCTCCAATTCACCACGTCGTTGTCGATAGCCTGTGATGGGTATTGGGCTGCACTAGGGTTCAGAGTAAGGAAAGCTGTGCTTTGCGGCTCCGCCTGGGGTGCCCAGAACTCGTCGAGTTGGTTGAGAGAGTAGTCACATGTGAAGTCGACATCAGTAGGATTCCTTATGCCGTAGAAGAAATTGCTGGTAGGCAACGTTGGGTTCGTCACCGTTACCCCAGCGTTTGCAATTGTGATATCCGTAGTAGGTTCCCTGGCCGTTTTGAAGTCGATCTCTCTGGTGTCCACGAAGCTTACGGACCCGGTGGAGTCTTTAACAGCCTGAGATAGACGCAGGTAGTACGGCTCGTAACCATTGTTGCATATGTCGGGCACCGCCCCAAGGCTAAGGTCGTGTGCCGATATATAGCTTAGGTCAGCTCCCAGGTAGTACCCCTCTTCTCTCGGGTCGCCCGAGTGAGGATCTAGCAGAGCACCTGCGCTCAGGTCAAGGTACGTGGAACTTATACTCTGTCCGGCGTCCAGCCCAGTATAGCCCTTCTTATACCCGGAGCTGATGTCGGTGATAATTGCTGTTGTGGACGAGATGTCAAGGATTATGTTTGTCAGGTCATTACCACTGCTGTCTAGTCCAAGCATAGAGTTCGCAGTCACCCATGTCGTAGTGTTGTTAGAGCTATTACCAAAGTTGGCTGCCACTCGGAATGGTTGTGAGTTCGGTGTAATAATAATCGACTTCGCCCCACTTGCATCCAGGAACCGGACCGAATGTTGTGAGTATCCATCCTGCCTTGCTCTCACAGTAGTTGGGTTGATTGCAGAAGGCGTACCATTGAATGCTGACGGTAATGAGCCGCTACCTAGGAAGTTAGCATAGTTTCCTCCTAACAAGGATCTTGTTGGAATGCGTACTGCTGCGGATGCGTCTACTGAGAGAGCGGCATACACCTTCTGGTTAGAGAAATCCTCTGATGTGTTGACACAGTAGTAGGACTGCGACGGGTCATTGACAGTCTCGTACTCGAACTCTGGGAAGGCAATGAGGTCCGTTGAAATGGCGTTGGCCGTCCAGTTCTTAGTTTTGACCAATGCGGAAGAGACATCGGCCGCTGCGATGGGAGCTGTCCTCCCACCTACTTGAACGAAACCAGAGCGCTTGGACCCTGAAATGTCCGCACCGTACCTGACAAACAGGGCATTGGATGTCTGATTGTAAGCGAAGTTAAGACTTGCGTCCATACCAGAGGCATCCGGTGCACCTACACCGGTCATGGTGAGATCGTTGTAGGCTGCGCTGGCCAAAGTGATGGAAGCTGGGGCATTGGCTGGACCGAACTGCCCGAATGTGATGAACCCAGAGGCGTCGGGCCAGTACACGTAGTTAGGTGCATCATCTGACTCATTGGTGTAGGCAAACCGTATCTGGTAAGAATTGCCAATTGCGCTCGATCCGAGTCCAACCCTCAATTCATTGCCGACGATAGAGAAGCCTGTTGCTCCTGTGGAAGCAAAGATCGCACCCTCCAAGGAATTGGGAAGGTTAGCTCCGCTGTTCACGTATGTGGTATAGCTAAACGAAGAGCCGGTTAGCGCAGTGAAGCTGGTGGTCGGCGTCTTGTACTCCAAAGTAAGATCATTAATGAAAGGGACGTAGTCAAACTTCGTCGTTGAGGTCGAACCACTGACGAAGAACGCTGCTTTCTCTTGCGCAGGTGTGAATCGAGTCCATGGTGTGATGATCTCGGTAGCGGACGAGGTATGAGGTAGTTTATTTACCACAGGAGGTTGCTCGGTGAAGTACCCGGCAAACCATCCAGAAGGATCGATGAATATATTGATTTGTTCCCCACTCGGTTCGGTTGTCGTGGTGGCGTAGTGAGGCGCTTCGAAGTTGATGATGTCATAGGAAGCCGCCACTTGGTGGGTCCCATCTTGGACTGCAACAAATATAGATCCAGATCCTGAACCGCCCCCTCCCGGACCGGTAGGCCCAGTCACGCCTACGCCGGCTGGTCCCTGAGGGCCTTGTGGGCCGGTTGGTCCACCCGCCGGTCCTCCTGGTCCGGTCGGCCCTGTTGCTCCTTTTCCAGACTGACCGCTTCCTAGCTTGGCGAATGTAAATGATGCGGACATGTATTCTATATACACTGAAGAATAGATGTCGGCGACTAAATCGTGAAGTCGAATGGCGCGTTAGCCACGCTCATTAGCCTTCTAAGAGCCATGGGCAGACGATTGTACTGATGAACTACAAAGTATACGTTGCCGTGTTTGTCGACCACTTTCCCCTCAGACGTAACCTGCGTTCTCTCAGGCTGCACAGTGTTGACAAGTGGTTCGTCGTTAGTTAGTATCTGGATGTCAACGCCCTCTAGTCGCCCGAAGTGAACCACGTAGTTGTATAGTATCTGGTCAAGTCCGGTTCTAGTCACAAACCTGACACCGTCGGGAGGCAAAGGCGTTGTCAGCATCTCAGCTATCCTCATATTGAGATCGCGCACTAGGCGTTCAATGACTCCTGTCCGGCCTATTATCGTCCCCGCGCACAGGACGGGCTTCTCTATGAAGCATGAGTAGTCTCCCTGGTACGAGGCGTTCTCTAAAGCGAGTCTATGGGCCCACCCGCCGTTGTATTGGCAGTTTTTGATTATTCGCAAGTCTGCATGGCAGCCTTCTGCTGTGGCGTACAGATCGGCTGTAAGCTCAAACTCCTCTGGGTTGCGCTGGAACATGACGTCTCCCACATCTGAGAGCATGACATAATCTGTCTTTACAGACCCACGGCGAAGCCACCTCTCATACAGATCAAATCGCAAGTTAGTGATGTTCCTAACCTGGAAATCTGAAGGAATCATGGCGAGCTGCAGGTCGAAGATGGGGTACATGCTCTTTAACGCGACGAATGCCGCTTTATCCGAGGGGCGCCCAATGATAACCACTGTGCTCCTGAATCCTGTTTTGAAGAGTGATCCAACGAACCTATCCAACACCTTGAACCCATACCCAGTCGCGTACCCCATCACTGTAACCGTTTGCCTCATCGTTATTCTGTCTCTATATATTTCTACCACTTGCTTTTCCGTACATTGATCTTGGGGCCGCTCCGCTTGCGTGCCGCGGCCGGATCATAGGGCTCCTCCGCGTCATCGTCCGAGTCCATGTTCTTGGACAGCTCCCAGAACTCCTTCGATCCAAGCCTAAAATCTCCATGAGGCTGTGCCTTGTACCAGAATATTTGTTCTTGCAGCTTGTTTGACTTGGCATTGTTATTGATGACCAGGCACTCATAGTTCTCCGTGCACTGGTCCATCACCTGCGCAAAGCTCTCGAAGCTAGGAAACATACCCGCGTAGTTCTCCCAGATGCGTTTCCTGTTGGCGATGTAAGGCTCTCTCAGAATGAATACATAATCTATGTTCGTCCTCAGGTTGGGCGGAATACCCAGAGGATACTGCATTGTGATAATGAGCATAACTTTCCAATGTCTCCCATTCATGAAAAGCAGCCTCATCATCTTGTCTTTTGTCCAGCTTCCATCGTACAAGCAATCATCCAGAATAACGAATGTCCTTGGATCAATCTTACTTGGTCTCCTGTAGGCTTCCTCTTCCTTCTTCACCTGTTTCAATACAAGGCGCTGCCGCTTCAATATATTCTCAATGATAGCGGTGTTGTACTCTTCATGGATGAAGAGCTTCGGGACGTGGGCACTGTAGAATCCGTTCCCAGCCTCGGTTCCGGATATGACTGTGCCAATAGGTATATCTTGATGGTGGAATAGCAAATCGCGGACAAGGTAACTCTTACCTGTGTCACGCCGCCCAATTAAGACGATAACAGGGCCTTTATTCTCATCTGGCTTAAAGCTAATCAAACGCATATCAAACTTATTAAGGGACAGTTCACTCATGTGATGTCAGCGAGGAAAAAAATGCAATACTATCAACGCGGCAATGAGTTAGGGAAACACATTTTATATGTACAGGACGACTAATGGATTTCGGGTTCCGCAAGAACGACAATGAGGCTCTGTTCGAGAGTATGAAACTGGACACTTCTCTTAACATGGAGGAACTCCAGAACTATGTTCCCATTTATGGTCAATTCTTTGATCTCACATCTAGCAACTTCAACAAGTTTAATCTGAACACCCCGATCACCCTCAGAAAGATTGGCAACAAGCGAAAAGACGGCACCTTTGTGGCCGACGTCGTGAATGACAAGGGCTCTGAGTTCACCAGGAACGTATTCTTCAAACTGAGTCCGATTATCGATCCCGTACGTTACATGGTTGGGAAATACGACCACACTGATCCTGATCTCATGTCTCTACCTGTGTTTGATAGCCAGGCTTCGCACGCAAAGGCAAGGGATCCAAACAACGCAGCATACGCGGACGGTCTCTTTTCTTATCTCACAAGCCAACTCAACCATAACCACAAGTTCCCACATGGCCTTGACTTTTACGGATCCTACCTCGGCGTACAGAAAGGTTACGAGCTGGACGTGGGTGATGACGTTGATTACCTCCAGGAGTCGGACTTCTTCCATAAACACAAAGGTACACTTTTCGATGTTGACGAGGAGACAATGGAGTCTATGCTTGGAGACGGAACAAGAACGAAACGCGAGAAGCTTGATATCGGCGGGAAGGTACTCACTCTGGCCGACATTAGTGACATATCTGTTCTGGATGGCACGATGGATAAGGTGTTTGGCGCTGGGGAGGGTAAGACCGATGACCTTGCAGGGTTGGAGGCGGTAGACTTCGCGGTAGGCGACGACGGCGCGATGGTACTAGATGAGAAGGCGGATACGGAGTCCTGCTCTTCCAGGTCATCACATACGGATGGAGGGAGCGACGAAGGCAGCGGCGACGAGGAGGACGATGACGGCGAAGGAAGCCAGAGTGGGTCGAGTGATTGGTCGGAAGATTCCGTACATGTAGGAGCATCTTTTCCCAGGTTCCCGGTGCACGTAATAGCTCTTGAGAAATGCGAGGCTACTCTGGATGAGTTGATGGCTGACGAGGATTTGGGCGACAAGGAGTGGGGTTCAATCATGATGCAGATCATCATGACCTTGGCCATGTACCAGAAGGTGTATGCATTCACCCACAACGACCTACATACGAACAACGTTATGTATGTTAAGACAGACAGGCCTCATATCACCTATAGGCTGGGAGGCAAGATATACAAAGTGCCCACGTTTGGCCGGCTTTTCAAGATCATCGATTTCGGGCGAGCCATCTACAAGTTCCGAGGCAGAATTATTTGCAGTGACAGCTATCATCCTAAGGGCGACGCGGCAGGGCAGTACAACTTCGGGCCATACCTGGATGAGTCGAAGCCCAGGCTGGAGCCAAGCTATGGATTTGACCTGTGTCGCCTTGGATGCGCAGTGTATGATTATGTCATTGATGACCTACTTGAGGACCCAACTAACGAGATTCTTAGTATCATCGCGGGTCTATGCTTGGATGACAAGGGCAACAACATCCTCTACAAGTCCAACGGTGATGAGAGGTACCCTGGTTTCAAGCTTTACAAAATGATTTCACGTAACGCGCGCGAGACTACGTCGCCGCAGGCCGTTCTAGAGAAACCATATTTCCAGAGATATGTGGTGTCGAGGAAGTCGCTCAACAAGAAGGCTCATATCATTAATATAGATGCAATGGAACCGCAGACAGATTAGATCATGTAGAGACATGGATTCACTATCTACATAATCAGAACTCAGGCTCGCCGACAAAGGCAGTAGTAGGCGACTTCTTCACTACGGCATCACCTAGTTGGTCGACAACGTACATGCCTACTACTGAACTTAGGTACACTGCGATGGTATCCCGAAGCATGAGCTTCATAGGTCGTTCTTCCTTGGAGATAAACCTCATCTCACCGAACTTCAAGATGAAGTAGACGATCGCGATGGCCAAACTGATTGCAAAGATGGATTCCATTCTAAATGCTATGTGCATTATCTCAGACAGTGGATAACGCATATTCACCTACAATACTTCTACTTCGGCCAAGACAGGGTCGTTGATCTTGGGTGTAGGGCGCAAATCATTCACATCAGCAATCTCTAGCTTGATTGACTCGCCGATTTTCAGAGGACCATCGTCTTCATCGTCATCGTCATCGGCCCCGTATTTCCCATCGCCGTCCTTTGTATGGGTTGGGACGGGTTGCACCCCACTTGGGGTTCTCACTTCCGACATATCAGAGAACGCAACGTTCCCGGGCTTGCTCTCCTCACCGAGTACGTCTGTCTCAATAGAGATCGTAGGTTCAATGCTGCCACCATCATCGCTGCCCCCGCTTGATGTCTTGTCCGCTTCCTTCTTGACCTCCTCCTCAACTGACTCCTCCTCTGGCTCTGGTTCTGGAGCCGGTGTCTCGATCACCTCTTCCTTCACGTCAACCTCTTCTTCGACTCCCTCCTCCATGTAGGCACGCAGCACCTTTTCCACGGGAATGGAGTCACGGATAGTCGAGAGCACGCATTCCTTCACGATTAGTTCCAGCTCGCGAGCGTGCTTCTGGGATTGTAGGGGTGGTATTCCTTTCTCGAACAAGTACACATTCGTGTATACCTTGCGTGCTACGTTGATATAGACGTTGTGTACGAACTTGTCTACGGAGGGAATGTCGAGATCGATCTTCTTCTGCTTGGAGCATACACGGACGCAGGTAAGCGCCTTTAGATGAATGACATGAACACAAGAAATTAGATCCTCAAGGTATTCACAGTTGGATGTCTCCACAATCCGCTTCGACTCCTGCTCAATGATAGCCGGATTCCACTTGGGAATACGTCCCAGAAAAGTCTGGAATGTAAGGAGATACTTGTCGGTCTCATCATTCTCCACGCATAGTTCCCATGCTTCCTTGAATATGGACTTCAGGCCCTCTATGACAGCAGGGGTGACGACACCAACAAGGCGCGCACACCACTCATTCTTGGACTCAGTAAGGCTAGGCAGTGAATAGTCGTCCATCGTCTAGATAAAACCTACATTTTCTAAATCGATCTCAGAACGTATTACCAGGAAGTTCAGCATGAACAGCATCAGCAAACGCTCGTTCCTGAAGTGACAGCGTGCCTGGTCGAAGTCAAGTAATGTCTTGGCGCGATTGGGAACCGTTAAAGATCCCCTGTCGACCGCGTCTATCAGGTCGGCCCCGCTGTATCCTCTCTCGTACATTTTTCCAGCAAGCTCGATTAAGCTGACGTAAGAGGGCTGGCATGAGTCAACGTTCCTTTTGATCCATGCCCTTCTCTTCTTGCTCTCACTTAACTCTGCATTGCCAAAAGTGTAGATGCGCCTGTACTCATGCAAACTCGTTTCCGCTCCGTCTACATTAGGAAGCGGTACGTAGATGTCACAGAAGCGAGACAATATAGGCTTCAATAGTTTGCCCTTGTCCTCCACAATCACCATGAACCTAGTGGAGGCGCTGAACAATTCGATGCACCTCCTAAGAGCTGATTGAGCGTCGCTAGTAAGATCGTCGGCGTTGGAGAGAATCACTGTCTTGATATGGCCGGTTCCATTAACGTTCACGTGAGTGCGACAAAAGAACTTCAGCTCGTCTCGAACGAAGCGGATTCCCTTTCCATGAGCACAGTTCACATCCATTACGTAACCTGACATCAACTCTCTGTCTTCCCCGTATAGCCGGGCTATGAAGTTATAGACTACCGTCCTCTTGCCACTCCCCGACGGGCCGTGGAACACCATATTCGGGATACTGTCGTTCTTCAAGAACCCGTCCAACCTGTTCTGAATGTTTGCGTGGATGGATAGCATTAATGTCTCTATCGCCATTCGCTTAACCCACTTAGAGGAAATAGGGTTTTGTATACAAGACAATGGATATCAAGATATCGGAGGTTGAGCCAGACAGATGGCTGCAGATGATGCAGGCGGCTGGGAAAAGTGGGCCTGAGCAAGCAGCAGGTTACTGGATGACTGCGTATAGCATAAAGCCTTCTCGCCCGGAGCCCCTCCACCTGCTAGCCAAGCAATTTCGTTGCGCAGGCTCCAATGAGGCATCCATGAAGCTGCTCGATCTCGCAATTCCTAATCAAGAGGACTATCAGGGTAGAAACGAGGCTGCCCACTCCTGGGGTCTAGCTGAGGAGTATCTGATCGTTAGCTTCTATTGCGGGAAGGACGAGGCAAGGGATCATATATTAACCCTGATGGACGGCAAGGCGTGTCCCTACACCACCGTTCAAGGAGCCCTCTCCAACTATAGGTTTTATGAATCGCATAAGCTTCGTTCGACCACTATACCCAACAGGCTTCCGAATGACACAAGGTCTCTTGCGGCCAACAATGGAGCCATGGTAGACATGCACCCATCCTCCCCATGCATCATTAAGACTCCTGGAGCCTATATCATCAATCAGAGACTTGTCAGTTACAAGATTGTGGATCAAGGCCGTTACGATCTTGGCGCTTCGGGTACTGTGACCACCTTCAATGAGCGCACAGAGGCGCCGGGCGATATCGAGGACGATCCGTTGGTAAGCTCAGTCGAGTTGTACAGTAGTCCTTCGCTGGCATATATGTTCAACGGTTTAGAGGACGTTAAGGTCTGGCGAAAAGAGGACGGCAAACTAGTCTATCTTGCTACCCATGTATCTCCTAGCAGAGACATCCGCATGTGTAGAGGTGAATATACGCAGGAGGGGATGGCAAGTCCTATGGTGATGGAGCACGTAGATTATAGAGGGGAGACGGAGAAGAACTGGGCGCAATGTGGGGACGACACGGTTGTATATAAATGGTCTCCACTCACGGTCTGCAAGATGGACGGGACTCAGATATCGCCAGTTGTAGTGAATTACAATGTCCCGGGCTGCTTCCAGTGGATGCGCGGCTCCACCAACGCATGCTCATACAAGGGCAGGCTTTGGTTTCTGACTCACTCCGTACTACATAGATCTCCCAGGGTATACTACAACCACTTTGTGGTATTGGATCCAGAGACATTCCGAGTCGTGTCCTATAGTCCACCGTTCAAGCTTTCCACTCATCCGATAGAGTTTTGTCTGGGTCTTGTGGTAGAGGAGAAGAGGGTGTTGATCGGATATAGTGAGATGGATGGGAGCTCAAAGATTGCCAAGGTCAACTGGGAAGAGATAAACGGACTTCTAGTGCACTTATAATCTGCACAATGTGTATAAGATGTCATTCACCCGATTCCATGACGATCCATGCAGAATAGCAAAACAACTTCAAGAGTCCACTGGCCCAGGGCGGTATATGGTCGACGTACCGGGAAACGGTGCAAAGCCATGTTTCATGGAGGATCCGTTTGTTCGTCTTCAGAAGTGGGGCGCCAACCTGCAGACCAATACGATCAACCTGGAAAGTGAGTTGCTGGGTCTTGGCAGAAACCTAAACAGAGATTGTCAATCGGTCAACCGATATGATCTGAAAACAGTTGACTCTAAGAAGGTCCAGTACCCGTCCTGTCAACCCTTCACAGACCAGACTAGGGCCACCAATCCAGCATGGACTGCTAGAGACATTGAGCAGAACAACTGGGAATATCTCCCTCTGGATCCACAGGAAAATGTCTGCATTCCATTTCAAAACAACCTCAACACTCGATTGCTGGAGAGCGACTATTTTGTCCCTGAGCTGCCACAGTGCATCTCTTCTGAAGCTGGGCCGCTTTACGCCGGCAATATGATAAACGGAGGATGTGTTGACCGGGGCACATGCGGGCCGTCGAACTGAGCAATAGAGCGTCTCGATGTTACGTCGATCGAAACGTTCAGATATTATCTGTGTGTCTAATATACAGATGGAGCTAGCAATACCTATCGTAGCACTAGGAGGTTTGTATGTCATAAGCAATGCAGACGGCAAGAAAGAAGGATTCGTCCCAACAAAGAAGCAGGAGGCCATGCATCCTCTTCCTTCGGTGGATCCTCCTTCCTATCCTATCAACTACCCTGTTACTAAGAAGGTGGGTCCTGGGAATGTGAATAGGTACATGAACCCCAACCAAGCGACAGATAAGTACTTCGCTCAGGATATCTACCAAAGGGTGAATGAGAACAAACCGGTTGACAGGGCGGGAAGCGTTGGTGGCGGTTCGGAACCGGTCCAGAGTCTTGCTGGCGGGGAGATAGATCGCAACGACTTCAAGCACAATAATATGGTTCCCTTCTTTGGTGGTAAGGTCAGAGGAGCAACGGCCGATAGAAACGTAGTCGAACCCCTTCTTGACAATATGCAAGGCACTGGCACACAGTTCATGCATAAGAAGGAGGTCGCGCCTCTATTCAAGCCACAGCAATCCCTGCACTATGCTCATGGTGCTCCTAATCAAACGGACTTTATGTTGTCACGCCAAAACCCCTCTCTGCGGGTGGCAAACGTCAAACCATGGGATGAAGAGAAGGTGGCCCCTGGTCTAGGCCTTGGATATACATCTAGTGGAAGTGGTTCCGGCTATAACGCTGCTGTAGAGGCCCGTGACAAATGGCTTCCAAAGACTGTGAACGAGCTGCGTGTTGACACCAATCCCAAGATGACTTTTGGTTTGGACGGTCACCAGGGTCCGGCTAATGCCTACATCAAAGATGCCGGGACACTTGAGACCCAGGGGAAGGTTGAGAAGTATAGGCCTGACACAGACTACAAGGTTGGTCCACAGCGTTGGTTTACGACTACTGGTCTGGAGAAGGCGCAAACAGCGCGCGGAATTGAGGTACTCCAAGAACAGTCGCGACCGGAAACCACCCGGGAATACTATGGTGGTTCAGGTTCGGATGGCGCGACAACCTACGTTACTGGCGAGTATGCTGAGCCGCACAGCCAGCAGCTTGATGGGCCTGACTTCCAGGCAGTGGCGGCCCCTGGACGTGGGGCCGCAACATCCGGAGATCATGGTAACGGTAGCTACACACAACTGTGCAATAACAGATCAACAGTGCGTCAGCCCGATACTACGGGGGCCGTGCACGGAATGATACGCGCGGTGGTTGCCCCTATCATGGATGTCCTTCGCCCGTCACGCAAGGAAAACTTTGTTGGCAACTACCGACCCAACGGTAATGCAGGAACTGTAGTGTCCAACCTGCCCGTTTACAATCCTGCTGACCGCACCAAGACAACCATCAAGGAGCAGACGGTCGGCAAGCTCGGAAGTGCCCACGTGAACGTACAAGCGCAGAACACCGATGGCTACCTGGTATCAGACCATCAACCTGTCTCTGTAAATCGTGACACCACCAACTGCCCTTACTCTGGTAATGCAGGTCCGGTCGCCTATGGTGCTAATATGACCTATGACGCCGCCTACAGACAGCGTAACAATCCGAACAAGTCATATGAGTCCCGCCCTAACATGGGTGGTACCAACGCGTTCAACAACAGCCAGAACGTCAGCGTCGGTAGACGTGAGGAGGATCGCGTGAACAATCGTGCATTTGCCACCAGCGCCAGAATCAGCGCATCCCCGTCTATGGACACCTACGGGAAGATCAACACTCCCCAATATTACGATGAGTGTAAGAGCTGTGACCGCATCCAGCCTGATATTCTGACTGCATTCAAGAACAACCCATACACCCAGAGTCTCAATAGCTGGGCCTAAGCAATTATGTCATCCTATTGTAAGAAACATGATTGCTAATCATTCTGTAGCTTTTCTTATCGTTATGATCGCGATCGCAGTTGTGGGCGCTCAGTCTTTGGAAGGGTTCAGAGGTAGACGCGGACGAAGACATCCCAGATACTCCTATGGAGTCAGACCATACGGGAGGCGTTGGTACAGATATCCTGCACCTGTCCAGTATCAGTATGTCGTGCCATGGGCTCTCGTAGGTGGCTCGGCGGCAGCTGTTGCATCCTCCGCCGGCAAGCAGGCTGAGGAGAAGGAAGAGGGTAGACTGGACGGTGTCAATGAGACATTGAAGACTATTCTCTTGATTATGGCGATTGGTGTATCCGTGTCACTGATTCTTAGCCTAAACAGAAAGTGAGAAAATCGAAAAACGGCTTAGGGAACCGACAGATTTCAACCAAGTAATGAGCAAGGGAGTACTAGTCCGCGGACACATGCGTTTTGTCGACGACATCGGGGCAGACATCCGGGAGTCTTTCCAGGTACTGGCCTTTGACACCAAGGACATGGCTGGGAAGAAGAAGCTGTCCAAGTGTGAGACCCTCGAGGCAGCCCTACTTGAGATCGCACGGAGAGCCGCTAAGGAGCACGTCTGCATGGAGCAGCTTATGCGCAGCTGTCTCCTACTGCACGCCAACGACAAGGACCTCTAGAACAATACCTCATCAGATATATGCGTCATTGTTCACGGCCGCAGGACGGTAACCATCGGCCTGTCTATTTCTATTCCAAGTCGATCCGCGCAAGTCTTCATTGCTGCATGCGAAAGATTAGCATGACATGCGTCCTCTCCCATGGTTACAAAGCATCCTCCGGTCTCTATCCTGGAGACATCGAAAGACCGAATACCATATGATAGGGCCACGCTGAGCACAAGCTGCGTTTCACCTTCATCATCTGACTCGTGAAGATGCAAGCTGACCTTCTGCATTCCCCTTGGATCAGCCTTGGTCAGTGCCCACAGGATATACTCGAGATAGACCGAGTTGAGGGTACCCATGGTGTCAGACAAGCAGACTTCTGCGACTCCATCTAGAGCCATATACCGAGTTGCTTCTTCGACAATCTCTCTCTCGGGAATACGTTTCTCTGCAACAGGACATTCGGACACGCAAGACAAATAAACCTTGATTTTGTTGAACTTATTGCTCTCAGACAACTCCTTGATGAAGGCATAGGTCTCATCCTTTGACTTGCGCACATTCTTTTGTTGGAAATCCTCTGAGACAGAGGCTGGGATGGAGACATTGAGACAAGACAGGGACAATGCGCTACGTGCGTACCTCATAGATGGGGGGACCAATAGATACAAGTCCGGAAGACATCTTCCAACACTGCGCCTCTGGTCGAGCATTTCCCGCGCGAATCGGTATAGCTCACCCGATTCCGCCATCTGGGGCACCACAGACGGTGAAACGAGAGATCCCACCTCAATGGACATTGCCTCTTGGCTGTTCAGAACGCGCTGGAAAAGTGCCTGTTTCTCTACTAGCGGTAGAGGAGGACAGCCTTGAAGCCCGTCCCGAAGCGTTACGTCAAATAGTTTTATTGGTGCCTTCCCCGCTGCCGCGTCCCAAAGCTGTTTCTCCGCGGATGAGAAAAGAGCGCAGCGGCCACGTTTTGCGACGTGTCTCAAGTTCCTCAGAATAGATGTCATACTATTCTGAAGAGACATTTCATCTTTAAATACGTTCATTTCTTGTCCGGACGTTTCAGTCTCTTTTGCATCCTACTTTGCTACCGTACTTCCTCATCAGCATACTGGTCCCATAGCGCATCTTGGTCTGCCTCTATGAAGCCGAGCCAATCCCATAGGAACTCTTGGTTCTGTTCCGCACTCAGCCAGTATCCCCGACGATCCAGATTCTTATGACGGACTGAGATGATGTTCTTAGGTCTTTCAGTAAAGTCATCTGGGTCTTCTCGTTCCTGTTCAGCACCGAAACACTTGCTCATCACTGGCGTGGGCTGCGACTTCCTCCAATGAGCGTTGTCATATGGTGTACTGCGTTGTGGTGGGCGAGGAGCGATGAACACCTTCCCCGCGGTCCGATCGACGCTATACACAGCGAAGTTGTTATAATAGGTCTCGCAGATGTCACGTTCGTAGCTGTAATCATCCATATCATCTGTGCGGTGGTTATAGCACTTCTTGTGACAAGAGCTCTCATAACTTGGTGCTGGAAACAAGCCTTCCAGGTACGCCTTATCATATGCTGTCATGCCTACGACTTCGCACTGGTTAACGTCTGTCCCGCATACCTCATACCAATCGGGATCTTCCATGGCGTGTTCGTATGAATCACGGTGATCTTCATCTCCAATAAACCCCTCAGTGGCAATGTGCTGGTCTGGTATGATGAACTTCATTACGTGTAAGTGGTTGGCCGGGTAAGCTTTAAGCCCTGATGCTTAGTCCACTAGTACCAACCGTTTCCTCCAGTCTCTTTTGCAGCCTACCTTACTGCCGTACTTCCTCATCAGCTTGAGGACAGCTTGTTCTTTCAACTTCGCTTCGATCATTATATCGATGCTGACTCCGTACTTGGTGGGTATCTCTAGCAAATACTCAGGTATAACCTCTACGAAGTCGCTGTGGTGGCCTGTTCGTCCGGCGCCCTGCTCGCTTACGTGGAACTTGGGTTTTATGGATCTTTTCCGCCATGTCTCTAGGACAGCTTCCATATACTCTACTCCCTCTCCAAGCTGTTCCTCTTTGTGAAGGAGTCGGTAGCATTCGTGGTGGTGGGTGTCGAAGACAACAGGAATGCCGATTCTGGAGGAGACGTCTAGGCAGTCATGCACGTGGAATGCGTGCTCGCAGTTCTCAAGTACAAGTCTGCGTCTAACACAATCAGGCAGGTCCATAAACTGCTTGCACCAGCGCTCCTTGGTCGCTTCCTTGTCTCCGTACAGCCCACCTGCGTGCACAACCATGACCGAGTCATCGCCCATTCCCATTATGTCCAATACTGTCGCGTGATACTCCAGGTCATCTGAGGTCTGCTTGAGTCGTGCGGGATCAGGCGTCCCGACGACGTTGTACTGTCCAGGATGGAAAGTCAGTCTGTGCCCAAGGCTTCTCGCCAGGTTCCCTATCTCTTGCAGGAGTGGCACAGCGAAGTCGAACGTATAGTCGGGGATCGCTGGGTTCGTCTTATGTGGGAATAGCTCGCTACTTAGCCTGAACACCTTGATCCCGTGCTTCTCGTTCCACTTGATCATCGTGATCACATCCCTCAGATTCTGCAAGATCTTCTCTTTCAGTACATCCACTCCCTGTTCTAGCACCGTTCTAACAATCATCCGGCGGGAGGCGAAGACAGGAGGCTTCTGGTCTCGCAGCTTAGTATTTAAACAACAGAGTCCTAATTGAACCGACATTGTAGCATTCCATTAGAGAGGCTGAATCGGGGCATTAAGGATTCGATTTTCCACACATAAAAATATAGGAATGATCCATCCAGTGACACGCTGGTTCGACGGTGGATCTCTGGTCCGTATAGGCCAGAAGAAGGGACACCGTGAACACCATCACTTGTAGATAATCTCATCATCACGTGGATATCCGGTATGATGAGATAGTGCTTAATTTGATGTCTCCGCGTGGCAACTCCTGTATGGGGAGAGCGGATGAGAGCTAGTCAACCAGTCCCTATGCTGGGTCCAAGGCGAAAAGTAGGTGTCGGCAGGGACATCCACAGGTTTGACGAATCCATTTCGTAGGGTCATTCCTTGGACAGGACTGGAAACGTTCACTGTAGGAGCAGGGGTGTAGGTGGTTGTCTCGGAGACAGTCTTGCCATTGCGTAGCTGCATCATCTTCTCGTGACCTTAAATCAGGAAGACGCTTTAGCTGGTTTTTGGGTAGTCTTTTTTCACCAGTCCCGATTCTTGTTATAGGACCTCTGGCAGCCATCGATGTTTGAAGGTCTCGGAACTCGGGTCTTTACACAGGCGGAGTGCAAAACAGGAACCAAATCACGGGCCTCAAGTGAGGGTTGTGGAGCTTCGGCGCGCGTACGTACGACCATTCGTTTACGTGTAGTCCGATGAGAAAAAGGCTCTAAATCCGTTTCCGGATATCTAACTTGAGAACAGTCTCGTCATATTCCTGACTTCGGGCTTGTCTGCCTGTCGGGTAAAGAGCTTGGCAATTAGACCGTCATCCCTGAACCTCATGCTGTAGTCAAACTGCAGCTTGTTTCGGCCAACGCGCCCCATGGCTTGAATGGCCTTCTCCTGGCTCATCTCACCCAGATCCTTGGAGATGTAGCCGTGGCAGAACTGGTAGTTGGTTCCGTAGATGAAGTCCGATGAGGCGATGATTAGGTACAGCTTCTGCTCCTGGGCAAGTTGCTTCATTACCTCCGCGTACCTGACGCTGTCGTGCTCAGTGAACACCCCAATTCCCATCATCAGTAGCAGCTTCCACATATCGTCAACATCATCGATAAGCATGATCTTCTCGACAACCTCTTCTGAGATATCGCATGCGTACGCCTTGGCTTTGTCTGCCTCCTCCGGTGCAAATCTCTTCAGATGATCATAAGTGTTAGGTACGTAGTAATTGCGCAATGCCACCGTCTTGATGCACGCCTGTAGCTTCTCCAGCTCACGCCGCATGTTCTTGACCTCTGGGTCTCCTCGGTTTGCGTCACCTAGCTTACGATCGTTACCAGCATCGGCATCTTTCGCCGTCTTATCTTCGATCTTCTTCTCCAGAACACCGATCTTACCGTTAACCACCTGATTGTAGTTGATCGCGGTCATGATCTCGTCAATGATAGCGCGAGGGATGTTGGCTTTCTGAACACAGAACTTGGCAACGTTGTCCACTTTGTCAGCGAGGAAGATCGTAGGGCCGTCGGTAAGCGTATGCGCATCCTCCGTGGATACCATGACATTGGACTTGTGCCTTCGCTGGCGCCCGGCTAATGCGGCTCTGTGAATGTCCGGCCACATAGCAGGGTCAAGTCCAGCCAGCAGGTCGATGTAGTACATCTTGATCGATGCCATATTCACGTGGCTCAACTCTGAGAAGTTGAGATCCATAGCATACCGGCCGCTCACAAGCGCTTGAGGGAACGTTTTATGGACGAGCCTTATGAACTCGATTGCCTCGCCCAGGTCCACGTATCGTAGCAAGGTCTTGTACCTCTCGCAGTGCCGCGAGCACTTGTTCAACTCATTGTAGTCTGAGAACATGAAGTGCGGCATTTCCACAAACCCCTCCTTGTTGATCAGTGGAATGGTCTTCTTGCAGTCATGGCTAATGATAGAGACTATCTCTGCCCCGTCGAACCTCGCCCTGAAGTCCTGCAATGTCTCCATGATCTCATCCTCTTGTGGCAATGTGGCTGAGGATAGCACTACAGTTGGGATCAGGTTCTCACGCCAGTTAGTCTGGATCAGGCTGTGGCACTCATGGTGATCGTAGTCCATCGTGATGGTAGGCTCATCCCAGTACGTAACCATGTCTTCCGCCTTGTTGAAGGCCAGCATGTACAACATAGCAGGAACATAGGACCGGATGTCGCTGATCATGATCTCGACTTTGTCGCCTACGGTGTTGTCCACTTTGAATATGCCGCCTGTCCTCCTGTTCTTGGTGTACTCTTTCGCAGCCGAGTAATGCAAACGAATATCTTCGGCATCGCCGCAGCCAAATGCGAACGCCACCTTCCTCCCACAGCTAATGGCGGCTTTGGCCAGCGCCAGGCCAACGTGTCTCGCCGCGCACACGAAGATCACGCGCTTTCCCCCAGCAATACCAACTGGTGTCAACGTCTTACCGGTGCCAGTGGGCGCAATGTAGAGTATAAGCTTAGGGGTGTTGCTTCTCCTGATCGTGGAGAAGATCTCCTTCTGGTGGGTGTGCAGCTCCAGGTCCGCATACTTGAGCAGGAACGGATTGCGTTCGATCAGCTCAGACCCATGGTACACCAGCTCATGTGGAACGGCCTCATCATTCATTTGGTCCAGGATTCCTTTTAGGGCGCCTAGCAAGCAACGGTTGATGGCACGGACTGCGTATCCCAGCAGAGCATTCAACGTGTAGTAGCCCTGCAACCAGGCAGTCCCTCTCTTCTCGCGGTGGTTGACAGTCATCTTGAGGAGATCAAGCAGTACATACTCGAATATCTGCCCGCGCCTTTCCCCGAGCTTTTTCTCTGCGTTCGAAAGCCTCATCTGATCGGACTTCTTAACTTGTTTCTTACCTTCTGTGACCGGTGTGTAAGCGATCGGCTTCTTTATGGCTTTCTTGAGCAACTTATGCAGATCCGGCTGCAGGTACGTCACGAACACATGAAGGTCGACGACGTCGTCTCCAGCAACCTTCAAGTACTGCAACAAGGAAGGGGTTAGATTGTGCTTCACGCCCACGTCTTCGTATCCCTCCATGATCATCTTAAGCACCCGCTTCTCGTCGTCCGAGACAGGGCGCTCGATGCTATCCCATTCAGCTTTAGTTAACTTCCTCTGTGTAAGGTCCATAGTTGTGTTTGATACTCTGACGTGATGTGTATATGCGGTTTCAACTTTCTATTTAATGCAATATGATCGAAAAATTGATCGGTAAATCCATCTAGAGGATTTCGCAATCTATCGCATAGAACAGCAATGCCAGTCTCTAGCTCCTCTTCCCCCGTTTTGCTTACCCTCCAAGGAAACATCGGTGCCGGCAAGTCCCTTCTGCATGAAAAGCTTAAGGAATGCTGGAAGGCCAATCAGCGCGTCTGCTTCGTTCCAGAGCCAGTCTCCATCTGGACGTCCATCAAAGACAAGGATGGCAGGAACATGATCGAGAAGTACTACGCAGACCAGTGCAAGTATGCATTCAGCTTCCAGATGATGGCCTACATCTCGCGCCTCTCCATCCTGCGCGAGGCCCTGAAGGGCGACTACGATGTTATAGTCAGCGAGAGGAGTTTGGAGACGGACAGGCACGTATTTGCGGCGATGCTGCATGATCAAGGAAAGATTGAGGACGTCGAGTATCAAATCTACGTTAAATGGTTCGAGGAGTTCAAGGAGGACTTCCCTGAAGAGCAGGTCGTATATGTTAAGGCTTCACCAGAGACATCGCACAAGCGGGTGAAGCAGCGTGCCCGCCCAGGTGAGGAGATACCATTGGATTACCTGCGCTCATGCCACGATTACCATGAGAAGTGGCTGTGCAACAGGGAGACCCAGCTGACGCTCGATGGGGACACGGACGTGAAGGAGGAACCAGAGGTGCTGGAAAAGTGGATCGGGCAGGTAGGTAAGTTTTGCGGCCTTAACTAGGTCCGCGCATAACAAAATCGAATCAAAATCCTTTTCTATTCGCCGATAATGCATAGACAAGGATGACCTATCGCAGTCTCACAGACTGGTTATCATGCACTAAAGTCCACCCGGCACCCGACCTGACCTTATACTTCGACGGCGGAAGCAGAAGAAACCCTGGCGAAGCTGGGTGCGGATATGTGGTATATGACGAGCACGGAGAGGAGGTTATGCA